CCTGATATGACAATCAGAGACTTTTTTAAAATGGCATCCGAAGAGATCAGAGAAGAAGAGGAGGAACTAGGTTATTATGAGTAATATACATAACGAGATCATACTTGAAAATCTATATGATGAAGTATGGATAGAATATAGAAACAAGAATAATTTAACTGATGACCAGTTATATGCACTTGAGCAAAATTCTATCAATGGTATTATACCAGAGATAGAAGCAGAAACTACCAGAAGATTTGATGATATGTGCCAATAATATTAGTGTCACAACAAAACCCCATTCGGGGTTTTTTATTGGTTATAATAAGAGTAACAAACACAGGTAACACACATGAGAAAAATTGAAAGGCAAATGAATCAAGCAATCAGAACAGGCAATAACTTCTCATCATCCAATACTACAGTTAAGCACTTCGATGGCGATGCTGAAGTATATCTACATGGCAATCATATCGCAACAGTAATGAGCAATTCAATCATCATCAAAGATGGCGGTTGGCAATCCAATACAACTAAATCTAGACTCAATGCACTATTAGATGAGTTTTCATACGGTATGAGAGTTTTTCAGAAAAACTTTGAGTGGTTCGTATCTTACAAAAATGTAAGCGAGGACTTCGTAAGCGGTATGGAACTAGCGATAGATTAATGAAATCAACCGCTTACTTCTTTCTTTCAATCATCCTTTATCATTCTTTAAATTATGTCAGCATACAACAAACTTTTTGATTTCGTAGATTATGTGTGGTCATTCTACGGTACTGAAGACCCATTATATCCTATTAAGGGATTAACAAAAAAGCACATCTTTGACGCTATTTTTATATACAGAGACAAAATAATTGAAGCAGAGAAAACTGGCAATCCTTATTACAGTTGGGGCGATGGCGATTCTCTAGACAGAGAGAGAGTAAGGGATATCATTCTAGATGAGTTCAAACTTGAGTGGGTGGGTTAATCATGAAAAATAACAAATCACCACAGTTGCCCGAATTCAACAAAAAGAAGAAAACACAGATCGAAAAAGATATTGCTTACTGTATAGACACACTAGGATTAAATAATGGTCAGATCGGCGAAATGTTCAGAGCGTGTGAAGAGTTGGGTAATATCTCAGTTCAGTATTTTTGTGAAGAGTTTATATTTCTTGCCGAAATGGATGAATTAGAGAGATATCACGATAATAACTATCTAACAATTAAGTGGGGGTTATTATAATGCCTAGAAAAACTAAACTAAGCATGGATAAATTATCATCTGGAATTGAGTATTTCACAGGGGTTAGTGCTACTTTAGTGGTGCAATTTCCCGATAGTAATAATCAATTTACATTGTTTAATTTCTTATCTAAATATCAAGATGAGTTGGGAATCGCCCTAAAAAATGATACTTACCAGGATGAATACGATGGTTGGTTATTACATACCGAGCAAAGTTCAGAAAAAGATATTAATAGAATATGTGCTATAATAGAGGAAGATATTGACATTGACCAGTGTTATGTTCTATCACTAACTAATAACAATTAAATACAATTATGTTATACAATGTACAACTTAGTCATGAACAGTTAAGTATACTTAGAGTGCTACTTAGTAATTATAAAAGTAAGTGGGCAAAAAATAATGTGCCTTTACCTTTACATATAACAGACCTAATTGATTCAACTGATTATCAACTAAGATGCAATTTACCAAAGGAAACTATGTAGAATTCCCCGATAAAATGCGTGGAATTGTTGACTTTATAAGTGAACAATACATAACCGTTTGTGTAAGTGTAAAGAAAAATGTGTGTGGTCATTCTTTACAACCAATGACTAAGTGTTGCCTGTTAGTTTATCCTAATGAACAGAAACAGTTAGTGTTAATTAAGGAAGAAAGTACACTAGAAGATATATACAAACCTCACACAGATTAACCCCGTCTGAGTGTCATTTAGAGGGCATACATAAGTGTTTGTGAGTATATACGGAGAGTTATTAAATACCTTTTTAAATATACATGAGTGTTTTATTCTTCTCTCAGTAAATGTTAATTAATGTGTGTAAATGTACGGAGTTGTTGTTAGTTAAGCGAGTGTACTATGGATTCAAGTAAATGTCAAGTATCAGATCATAATATTACACAGAGGTCACAATTTCCTCACAGTTCTTGTTAATTAGGCAGGGTAATTTGACATCTGCCAGTTACTTTGCTATAATACAGTTATTAACACTGAGGTATTGCAATCGTATGGCAGAGTATTACTTAACCCTTGAAGATTATGGAGAAAGTAATAACAATTCCGATGATAATTATGACCTTGATTATTACTCTCGCACAGACTATTATGAATCACTAAGTAATAATTATTATTGTAATTATGGACACTAAGTAACACAAATTGACACCTAATTTCGTGCCTTATATGTTATCGTGGTTTTGTGATGCGGTTTAAATCGAAGGAACCTTTGTAAGCTATAAACGACCCAATTCGACCTTGCTATATCTCTCTAGAAAAAAAATATCCAATATATAAAAACGAACATCAGGATTCGTTTTGTGAAAAAAAATATCCAGAATATAAAAATTGCCATAAGGTTCGATCCTGTAGAGGACAAGTTAGTATTAGATTTGCCTGAGAGCGTATGCAACCAGTTTGATTGGTATGAAGATAGTGAGATTAGTATGACCGTAGAAAGTGACGGAGTGTTTCTAGAATGAAATAGGGGGTCGTTGACTGTGCCTATATAATCTGTTATAATATATGAAGTACATTATTCATTATGGCTAAAGGATTTACTGTTAAGGCGAAAACACCAAAGAAGACTAAAGAACCCGAATGGGATTATGATAAAGCATGGGAGATGTTGAAGGGCAAGGCAATTGTATTCTGTATGCCTGGTCGTGGGTGCTCATTCCAGTTCTTAAAGAGTTTCGTTCAACTTTGTTTTGACTTAGTTCAGCATGGGGCGAGTATACAGATATCTCAAGACTACAGTAGTATGGTTAACTTTGCTCGCTGTAAGTGTCTAGGGGCGAATGTTCTCAGAGGACCTGATCAAGTTCCTTGGGATGGCAAATTAAACTACGACTATCAGTTATGGATTGATAGTGATATCGTCTACGGAACAGAGAAGTTCTTACAATTAGTTCTTATGGACAAGGACATTGCTGCAGGTTGGTATATGACAGAAGATGGTCGTACTACTAGTGTTGCTCACTGGTTAGATGAGGGCGACTTCCGTAATAATGGTGGAGTTATGAATCACGAAACAGGTGAGACCATGACTAAGCGTAAGAAACCATTTACTGTCGATTACACTGGGTTTGGTTGGTGTCTGATTAAGAAGGGAGTATTTGAACATGAAGGTATGAAGTATCCTTGGTTTGCTCCTAAGATGCAGGTATTTGAATCGGGCGATGTTCAAGATATGTGTGGGGAAGATGTGAGTTTCTGTCTAGATGCAATAGAATCAGGATTTGAGATATGGTGTGATCCTCGTATAAGAGTGGGTCATGAGAAGATGAGAGTTATATAATGTCAAAGACAGTTTACACAATCTATATCGGTGGAGTTGAGAAGCACACCGATATAAGTGAAACTGAATTTCTGGATCTTTTAGAGGACTATGCTTATTCCTATTATACAAAGAACTATCCAGACCCATCAACAATATCACATACTATGAAAGAAATTAATGGCTAAAACATTTACAAACTTATCAGGTGGTCAGTGGATTGAAAGAATCCCTAAAAAGACTCGTCAAGGACAAGGAAAACACTCAAAATTTTCTAGCACCGCCCGAAACGCTGCTCGTAAACCATATAGAGGACAAGGTAAAAAATGAATTTCTGGGAATTTTTACAATGGGCATGGGAGACTCTAGGATGGGTTGAGGGTGCTTTATTTACTGTGTGGTTGTTTGGAATGTATTGGGGCAAGAAAAGAGTTGACGAACACTTCAGACGCAGAAGGAGCAAAGAATGACTGAAAAGAAAAAAAGGCATCTACATCTTGTGAGTGATGACACAGAATATAAGGACTATGCTTTGTCTGCATTAGATGAAGCAATCTATGATGCCATTACTTCAGAGGCAGATGAGTACGACATATACAATACTATAATGAATAGTATTAGAAATAGGGGCAATCATCATGAAATTGCAGCAGAGAGATGTAAGAAGTTATCAGATCTGTTAGATGGAGTAGATATAAAGAAGGAAAAGAAGACTAATTATGATGAACCAAGTCCACCATATAACCCTAAAGAATGGGACTAATCTAAAATCTCACGGAAACTGGTATAAATAATCGAGATACCTAGAGCCGCTGCATGGCATGGCAAATTCCAAGGCATTTAAAGACATAGATCTTTCTTTTATGCCACACCCTGTTTCTGGAGATATACGAGTCCTTAAGAATGAGGACGCGATTAAGAGAGCTGTAAGGAATTTAGTCCAAACTATAGATGGAGAAAGACCTTTTCAATCTAATCTTGGTACAGATGTGACTAGATCTCTATTCGATTTTGTTGATTATGGTACTGCAAGTGTCATAACTCAGCAAATTTTTGATGTTTTAAGAGGATTTGAGGATCGTATAGCAAATACTGTTGTAAGAGTAGATCCCAAACCAGACGAAAATACATTTGAAGTGTTTATTTCATACGATATTGTAGGTCAAAGCTTCCCAACTCAAGCATTTGACTTTATGTTGGAATCATCTAGGTAATAAAGAATGCCATTTACTAAATTTACTAACTTAAATTTCGATCAAATTAAGGAATCTGTCAAAGATTACCTAAGAGCTAACTCTGATTTTAAAGATTTTGACTTTGAAGGGTCAAATATGGCGATTATAATTGATATTTTAGCGTATAATTCATATATAACTGCATTTAATAGCAATATGGTTGCTAATGAATCCTTTTTGGACTCAGCAACACTAAGAGAAAATGTCGTTTCTTTAGCTAGAAACATAGGATATGTACCAAGATCACGAAAATCTGCTGAAGCAGTGGTTGATTTTGAGTATAAATTCAACGGAGACAGTAATACTATCACTTTAAAGAAAGGTTTAGCGTTAGTTGGTGCTGTAAATAACACAAGTTATACTTTTTCTATTCCAGAAGATGTCACAGTTAACAGTCCTTTAGATTCTGGAGGAGTAGGTGGTAATAATTCTCCTAGAACTGGAAAATTTTCTGGGTTAACAGTGTATCAAGGTACACTTTTAACTAAAAAATTCATTGTAAATGGTAGTTCTGACCAAAGATTTATTCTTGACAACTCATTTATTGACTTAGATTCGCTTAGAGTCGAGGTTAGGAAGTCTGGATCGTCTGGAGGACTGGCATTTTCTAGAGTTGACAATATTATTGAGGTTACTCCTGTCTCAAATGTCTTTTTAATACAAGAAATTAAGAATGAGACCTATGAATTGCTCTTTGGAGATGGTCTTTTTGGTAAAAAACTAGAAATTGGAGATGTAATTGATATTTCTTACATTGTAACTGATGGTAAAGACGGAAATGAGGGTAAATTCTTTACTTTTTCTGGAAATATGGTAAATGATGCAGGAACTTCTATTGCATCTACAAATAATGTACAAGTAATTGCCACTCAAACCGCTAGAAATGGTACTGATATCGAACCAATTGACTCTATACGATATTTTGCACCTAGAATGTACTCCGCACAGAACAGAGCAGTTACACCAAGGGACTATGAAGCAATAATTCAGTCAATTTATCCAAATACGGAGTCTGTTTCTGTTGTTGGGGGTGAAGAATTAGATCCTCCTGAGTTTGGAACTGTAGTTTTGAGTATAAAACCTAAAAATGGTACATTCTTATCTGATTTTACTAAACAAAACATATTAAACAAACTAAAACAGTATGCAATCGCTGGAATTAATCAACGAATTGAAGATTTAAAGATTTTGTATGTAGAATTAGAGTCTTTTGTCTATTATAACAACAGTATTACTGATGATCAAGACCAACTTAAGGCAGAAGTCATTACATCTCTTACTGAATATGGAAAATCTACTAATTTAAACGCATTTGGTGGTAGATTTAAGTATTCTGAGTCTCAACGAATTATTGATCAAACAGATCCAGCAATTACTTCCAATATTACGAAGGTTACTATTCGCAGAGACCTAAAAGCACTTATAGATCAGTCTGCTCAGTATGAATTATGCTTTGGTAACCAATTTAATGTAAAACCAGGCGGTGGAACTATTAAATCTACTGGATTTAGTATTAGCGGTATTGAGGGTGAGGTATATTTAACCGACATACCAAGATCTAATAATCTAATAGGTGATATTGCTGTATTTAAACCTGCAGTATCAGCAACAGAGGATCCAGTAGTTGTTGTTGGGTCAGCTGGTATTGTAGATTATATAAAAGGTGAAGTAATACTCAATACTATCAAAATTTCATCAACAGTTAAAGATAATAACATAGTTGAAATACAAGCGTTCCCAGAATCTAATGATATTATAGGATTAAAGGACATTTACCTTAATTTGGACATATCAAATACAGAAATAAATATTGTTAGAGACACAATATCTTCTGGACAGCAAATTTCAGGTATAGGATACAAAGTTACCTCTAGTTACTCTAATGGATCGCTAATCAGACAGTAGAATGATCGAAACATACTCTCCCTTAAGTCCTAGGGTAAAAACTTATCAAGTCGTTAGCGAAATAATACCAGAATTTGCTAAATCAGAGAATCCTCTGTTTGAAAAATTCCTAAGACAGTATTATATCTCTCAAGACTTCCAAGGAGGACCTGCAGACATTGCGGAGAATATTGATGCGTATATTCAAGTTGATAATTTAACTACTGATGTAATAAGAGGTTCAACTACTCTTGTTGGCACTATTTCAAGTACAGATACTACTGTAACTGTTGATAGTACTGATGGATATCCACAAAAATACGGTCTTTTTAAGATTGATGATGAAATATTCAGTTATGCTGGTATAACTACAAATAGTTTTACTAATGTTTGGCGTGGTTTTAGTGGAATCTCTACATTTACCAAACAAAACGACCCTGAGGAGTTAGTATGGGAAAATACTGTTGCTGGAGTTCATACTAGTGGTGCAAATGTTCAAAATCTTAGTTCTTTATTCTTAAAAGAATTTTATAGAAACTTAAAAGCAATGTATGCTCCTGGTTTAGAAGGAGTAACGCTTTCACCTCAATTAGATGTTAGTAATTTTATAAAAGAAGCAAGAAGTTTATATGAATCAAAGGGAACTAACGCATCATTCAAAATTCTCTTCAAAGCACTCTTTGGAGTTGATCCTAAAATTAATGATTTAGAAAAATTCCTAATAAAACCTTCTTTTGCAAATTATTTGCGTAGAAAAACAGTTTCTGTAGAATTAATATCTGGAAATCCTCAAGCATTAGTTGGTCAGACACTTTTTCAAGATAATGACCCAACAAACCCTGAATTAAACGCAGCATCAGGTCCTATTTCTGAAGTATCACTAATCAGAGACGATTATTTCAAACTTTCTCTGTTTACAGGTTTTGATGAACGAGGTTTGACTGATGGTACCTTCTATGTGCCTGGTAGAAGTCAAAATATCGGAACAATTGGTATTGGTGCGTCTGTTATTACCGTAGACTCTACAATTGGGTTTTCTAGCATTGGTACAATCAAAGTTGGTGAGATAGGAACCTCTTTTTATCAAACATTTGACTATGATGCAAAAAGTATCAATCAATTCTTCAATATTAGTCCTCCAGTAAGTGTACCAATACCAAATAACAGCACAGTATCTACTTTTAACATTGTTTACGGATATGAGGAAGGAGATCCTACTAGAAAGGTAGAAATGCGTCTAACTGGCGTACTTTCTAAATTTAATACTGCTAGACCTCTCCGAAATTTAAAATCTACCTCGGATATTAAAGTAAAAAACTTAGGAAGGTATGTTGCTAACCCAAATATCAATAAAAGTTACGAAGAGGTATTTTTTAACAGTTGGATTTACAATACTTCTACCAGATACCAAATTTCCAATTTTTCAGGATCTACTTTTATACTTTTGGGAGATATTCAAAAAAGTAGTTTAAAAGTTGGTGATAAAGTTGAATTATTGCGTAGAAATAGTGAATTAGTTGTTGCTCCTCTATTAACAGTCACTAGTATTGATGTAACTGCTAAATCTGTTAGTGTTGATGGTACTCTTGGTACTCTTGACCCTCTTTTGTTCTATGACTTCCGAAGATTGCAAAATAAAGTCAAATCTTCTGTTGTTCCAGTAAGAGGTGGGCAAGATCAGTTATTAACAGATATTAATAACACATATATTGTAGATGAGTCTAAATCAGCGTCAAGTAAGCGAGAGGGTTTTGTTGCTTCTAGTTCTCTTCCTAGTTACACTATAATTTCCGATAAAATTCATGCGGAGTTGATAAATCCTTCTTTTGCTGGTGGAAACTGGGAAGGATATGATAGTGTAGAAAACAGATACAGTATTATTGCATTTCCTACAAATGTTCCATTTGAGACTGGAGATGAGATCATATATGCTCCAGAACCAGGAACTGAAGTTATTGGTGCGTTAGATGCACCAAGTTATTTTGTAGAAGTACTAAGTGCAAAAAATAAAATAAAATTATATCGATCTCGTTCTTTTATCAAAGCAAATTTACCATCATTCTTTACTGCACCTACTTCTGCTACAGGTACGCATGATTTTATACTTGCTAGTCAAGGAAAAAGAGAAATATTCCCTGCGAGACCTATAAGACGATTTATTTTAGAGCAGCAACTTAAGAGTGGTAAAGAAGGTCAAACTACTTCCGAACTTACTGTAGATGGTAATACTGCAATGCTTGTAAATGGTATTGAGGTATTAAATTATAAAGGTGCGGACTCACTCTTCTACGGTCCTGTCAAAACTTTAAATGTTCTAAACAGTGGTTTTGATTATGATGTTCAAGCACCTCCAAATATTAATATTAGTGATGAAACTGTTAGTGTAGCAAATACTGCAGGTGCAGTTCCAGTTTTAAGCGGAATTGTAACAAGTGTCGTTATTGATCCATTTGATTATGATCTTGAAAAAGTTATTAGTGTAGAAATATACGGTGGTAATGGTAGCGGTGCTGTTGGTAGAGCATTATTAGAAGAAAGATTTAGGCAAGTATATTTTAACGGTATTAGCACCAGTCTACAAGGTAATGTTAGTGGAACTTATAATTCATTCAATCTTGATAAAGCACATAATTTTATAACTGGAGATAGACTTGTATATGATAATAATGGTGGTGAGAACCTTGGTATTGCTACAACAGGAGGAATTGCTGATTCATTAACATTATTCAGTGGTCAGGATTATTATATTAATGTTATTAACGCAACAGATTTTACTCTTCATAATAATAAGCAAGATTCGATTGTTGGTGTTAATACAATTTTAATTGATGAAAATGCTGCTTTACTTAACGGAGGTCTTCATATTTTCCGTACTTTTGATAAAAGACTTACTATTAGTAGAATTAGTTTAGAAAATTCTGGTTCAGGTTACGCAAATAGAACTTTGCTTATTAAACCAGTTGGAATTAATACTTTTAATGATTCTATTGAGTTTGTTGATCATGGACTCTCTGATGGAGAAGTGGTTGAATACGAGAATGGTGCAAATGCCATCGTAACAGGTCTCAGTACAACAAAACAGTATAAAGTACTAAAGATAGACAAAGATAAGTTTAGACTTGCTGAGGCAGGTAATAAGGGTGCTAGAGAAACAATAGACACAAACTATAATAACCGTCAGAATGTATATCTAGATTCTGATGGTGCTGGAAGCGGATATCACACTATTAAATATCCTCCAATTGTATGTAAAGTTAAAGTATTAACTAAAAATCAACAACAAGAAGAACCTACCGCAACTCCAGTTGTTAGAGGTCAGATTGATGATATTTTAATATACGATCATGGTGCAAACTATGGATCTAAAATCTTAAATTTTCCAAATCCACCTATTGTTAATATTCCTACAGGACAATTAGGTCAAATTGGTCTTGTTGTTTCAAATGGTACTATTACTGATGCATTTGTTGCAAATGGAGGAAGTGGTTATGTAGGACCTCCTGATCTTACCGTTGTTAGTGCAGCGACAACAGCAACTGGTGCTATTTTAAGATCTATTGTTAGTGATGCTGGAAAAATTACAGATGTAAAAGTAATATCTGGTGGTATTGGATATGCAGCAACTAATACAAGTGTTAATGTTACACCTGTTGGTCAGGAGTTTAAGGCAGAAGCGACTGTAAGGTCTCTTACTGTTAATAAGGCGTATCGCTTAGATTCACCTGAATTAGACTTCTTACAACCGATTGGAGAGGGTTTAGCGGTTAATGTTGTTGGATATGGTAACTCTATTAGGAACTTCTTCGATGATGATGGAACAGGTCACTCTCCTATCATTGGTTGGGCGTATGATGGAAATCCAATTTACGGTGCTTATGGATTAGTTGAAATTGATAATATTCAGTCTGATGTTAAGAAGATGGAATCTAGTTATGAGATATCAGCAACTAATATTTCAAATAGACCTCCTTCAGCAGAATATCCATATGGATATTTTGTAGATGATTATGTTTATACTGGAAACGGAGATTTAGACGAACATAACGGAAGATTTACTAAAACTCCCGATTTTCCAGAAGGATGCTATGCGTATTTTGCTACAGTAGATGATTTAGACAATCCACAGTTCCCATTCTTTGTTGGAAACACATATAGATCTTTTGCTATTGAGGAAAACACTATAAACGGTAAATTACTTGATCAAACCACTTTTGAGTTTTCTAATTCAGATCTTATAAGAAATACGCAACCATATAACCTATTTGGTGATAATGTTAGTTACGACTATGTGTTCCAACCATATAGAGTTAATAATCAGGTTTCAAATCCAAGTAGTTTATTACAAGGTCCCATAGAATCTATTAATATTGTAAATAAGGGTTCTGGTTATAGTATTGGTGAAAAATTAGTATTTGACACTACAGGAACTGGTGGTGTTGGATTAGATGCGGAAGTCTCAAAACTTCATGGAAAACCAATTGATAATATTAGTAGTTCTGTTACTACATTATCAAATCTTCCTATTCAACATACTAGAGACGGAGTTGTATTTAAAGTAACTCCGTATCATGAATTTGATGCTGAAAATACTGTAAATGTACTTGGTATATCAACTTATATTAAAAACTTAGAAGGATTTAAAAAGATTGCAGTTGCAGGTTATGGTGCATCTTTGACAGATGATGGTTATACTGGTATTATTACAGATATAAGAGTTAACTTTATTGCTCCTAATGTTGCAGTGGGTGACTCTATTGGTATTGGTACAGAAACTGCTAGAATTCTTGATTTCTTTCCTAGTGAAAAAATTGTTAGAATAGAAAGATACGCTGGTTTTACCACTGCTGCAGTAGGAGCTGCTATTACATATTTTACTAGTGAGTTTACAGTTCCTGTAGAAACAGATCCTTTTAATTCTAGATTTCAGGATTTAATATATTTCAACCCTAAAGAATCAGTCGGTGTTGGAACAACTGTTGGAATCTCAACTACTGTCAATGTATCTCTTAACGGAGTTACTAAACAGAGATCTATTCTTGCACAAACTTTACATCTGTTTAATCATGGTCTTAAAACTAATACTAAGGTCACCTTCGACAAACGAGGTAATACTGACCTTTTTGTTACTGATTCCATAAGTCCGTACACTGCTCCAAGTGCTTTGAGTGGTGATTTCTATGTTATCAATAAAACACCCAGTACAATCGGTCTTAAGACTAGTGTAGAAGGTCCTGCTTTATTCTTTACTACAACAGGCGATGACAAACCGAATTATTCATTAGTAACCAACTATAAACAGGAAACTGCAACTGTTAGAAGAAGTCAAGTGACTATTCAAACAACTGAGGATCATGGTTTAGAAGAGAATGATAGATTTGATCTAATTGTTAAGACAGGATTAACTACTGGTATTGGTACTTCTACAAGAGCAACAGTCAAACTAATTGACGGTTACACAGTTATTAATCCTTTAGATATTCCTACAAGCGGAGTTAATACTACAACTGGTATATTTACTATTGAGGATCATGCTTTAGAAACAGGATTTAAAGTTTTAATGTATGGTGCTGGTGGTATTCCGTCTCAACTTCCTAGTGGATTAGAGCAAAGAACATATTTTGTTTTAAAAATTGATGCAGATACATTCCAATTAGCAAATACAGAAAAACAACTTCGTGCAGATCCACCTGAACTTGTTTCATTTGTATCTGTAGGACATACTGGGCAAAGTATTAATCCTATTAATCCACCAGTTACAGTATTCCGTGAAAATAATATTGTATTTGATCTTAACGATACTAGTTTACTTGGATCAAAACTTAAGTTATTTTATGATAGAAATTATTTTAATGAATATGTAGGAACTGGATCTACTTCTAACTTAGAAGTTGTTGGATTTGGTACTGTTGGTATTGGAACTACAAATCCTGATAACATGCCATATAAGCAAGTTAATTTCAGTGATAGTCTTAAAGATACTATTTACTATGCAATAGAAAAAGGTGGGTATATAACAACTAGCGAAACTGATGTAGTAAATGGAAATGAAATTAAATATCAAGATAGCGGATTCAATGGAAAAGGATATATTGCAACTGGAGTAGCTGGAACTGTATTTACCGCTAACATTGGTGCAGAACCAGAAAAAGATCATTACACTCAAGATGACTGTGCGGAATTATATTATAGTCATACAGGTGCTGCTGCAACTGGTGGTGTATCAAAAATAAAAATTATTAATGGTGGATTTGGATTCCAGAGACTCCCTGCTGTAACTTCTATTGGATCTAGCGGAATTAGTGCGGAATTAGAATTATTTGGAAGTAATATCAACCTATTAGATGAGGTTAGTGTTCCTACAGATGTTTTTGGATATCCCTCTGATAATACATTAAAACCAGATGCATTCTTACCTAGAATTTTGTTAATTAAGAATGCTAATAAAGTTCTCTCTGCAAATGTAACATTTGGAGGAAGATCATATCTTAATGCACCTTCTCTTGTTGTATTTGATCAAACAACTGGAGAAATTATCACTAATGGTCTTCTTGTTGCAGAATTAAGTGATACTGCAGTAAACAGGGTAAATGTTGTTGTTGAACCTAGAGGTTTGACTGGTAACGATTATGGTATTGCACCTCTAAGAAATAGTAATGGTATTAGCGTTATTGAGGCAATTTCAGATGTAGGAATTCTTACTTGTAAAATTACCACTCCCGTTCTTGGATATGATGTAGAACCATTCCAAGCTGGTGATATTGTTTATCTTGAGGGAATAGATTACACTGCTGGATCGGGAGATGGATTTAACTCTGGGGATTACAAATTTATTGATTTTGCGATTGCTGATTATAATAGTGCAACTAATCCAAGAGAAGTTACATTCACTTATACAGGATTAACTACTAATCCTGGAATTGGTGCAACCGTGGTTCCTGGTTTTGGTCAAATTGTAAAATCTGAAGATCTTGCAAGATTTGAAGCAACTAAGTCATTCTCAGAGTTTAGAAGCAATGAACCATTAAGAAGAAACAATGATTTATTTACAGATTTGATAATGACCGATATTGATGTCAATGCTGGCATCATGGTTGTTAGTGGATCTTTAAATCTACAGGTTGACGACAAATTACTCGGAACCAATAGTGGTGATGTATGCGAAGTACAAGCTATAACAGAATTTGATGGATATTTTGATATTTCACCTACAATTGATACAAATGTTGGTTGGTCAGATAATATTGGTTTAATTGGAGATAACAATCAATTTTTACCAGATAATGATTATTATCAGAATATGTCTTACGCTATTGAAAGTGAAAAGACATATGAAGAGTTAGTTACCTATGTTAACGATATTGTACACCCTGCAGGATTTAAAAACTTTGCAAATACTCAAATTTTAGCAACAGGTAACGCTGGTGAAACATTTATTCCTGCTAAAGATGCTGGTGGATTAGTTCTTGACTTTATTAATGATCCTCTTAGAGTAGATGCTATTTACAATTTTGATGTTGCTAGAGATGCGAACTCTGCTGATAATTTATCTAAATTCATAGAAATTGAACAAACAAGACTTGCAGACTTTATTTTATGTAAAACAAATAGAGTTCTTTTACATGATGATATTAGTCCTCAATTTATTAGTAATGAATCTAATGATTTGAGTGATAGTAGAGTTATTGCTGCTACTGTTGCTGGTAGATATTTCTCAAGATATCTTGTTCAAACAATACATGATGCACAAGACCCACTTAAAAATCATTATCAATTAAATGAATTGATTCTTATTACATGTAATGAGGATACCTACTTAGTTCAAAAAAGTGCTCTTAACAATACAAACCAAGTTGGTTTAGCAACTGGATATGGTGAGTTCTTTGCTCAGTATAATCTTAATAACGGACAAACACAAATAAGAATTAAACCTTACGAACCATTTGATACAAACTACGATATTAAGGCATTCCAGCAAGGTTTTGCTGATAGTGTTGGTACTGGTCAAACTGAACTAGGTAATGCAGAAGTTAGAAGCGTTAATGCTAGTGTAGGAACAGGTACAACAACTGAGATTGTAGGAATTAATACAGTTAATTTAGCAGGTTATCATGCACATATTGTAGTTGTTAATAAAAATGATAATAAAGTAGATTATCATGAATTAGTCGGACAACATGATGGTGTTGATACTTATTTGACTGAGGTTGGATCATTTAATACTAGGCAAAGTCTTGGTGGATTATCCTCTCCACAGTTTATGGGTACATTTACTTCTGCTATTGAAAGTGGAGTTGTTAAACTTAAGTATATTCATAGTGAGGCACAAGCTGTAGATGTTAAATGTAAGTTCTTATCTTTCAATCCTGTTGGATACGGAACTACATCAGTTAAACACTTTAACATCCCATTTACACCCGAAGGATCGGAAAGAAGTGGAAGAATAGTTGTTGGTTCTTCTGCAACAACAGGAATTGCAACTGTATGCGGAATTACATCATTTACTGATCTATCTTTTAAATCTACAGTTTCTGTAAGTTATGGAAGCACTCAAACATTCCATCAAATATATGTTCTATCAGATCCTAATAAAGTAGATACATTCTTATCTCAAGGACCTATTGCTGCAGTAGGAACTACTACTGGTATTGGTACATTTGGTGCTGAGTTTAGTGGTAGTAATGTTAATTTAGAATTCTATCCAGATTCAGGAGTTACTGGTATTGTTAGCATCTTCTCTTACAATGAGATTATATACAAACAAAATGATCCTAATGGACTTCTTGCTGGTATTGGTTCATTTAATTACGGTCAAGTATTTGAGAATCAAACTCAAAATACTTACTTAGGTATAAACAATAGAAATATTAGAAAATTTGGATTAAAGTATCAAAACACTCCAATTTACCAAAGAGCAATTAATCCAGAAAATGTTAATGACATTGATAAAGGAACAGGTCTTATTACTGTAAAACATTTCTTCTCTAATACAGAAAAAGTAAGTTACCTTCCCGATTCTAATATTGTTGGACTTGCTGCAAGTGCTTTAGAATATTCTACTGGATATGGATCAACTGTTCTTCCAAGTGAGTGTTTTATTGTTAAGTCTAATAACAACCAATTCTTTATCTCTACATCAATTCAAGATGCTAGAATTGGTAAGGGAGTTACCTTTGCACAAGATAAGGGTCAAGGTAACCTTCACAAGTTTACAATGGATAAGAGAGATTCTAAGTCTATAATTTCTCTCAACGGATTAGTACAAAAACCACTTTCTCATACATCTATTACATATGAATTAGATACTGCTGTTAATGGTTTTGTTACTTGTTTTGCCTTAAGTGGTTTAAGTACAATTACCTCTGGTGATTTGTTAAGAATTGATGATGAGTATAGTATTGTTCAAACAGTTGGTTTTGGTAGTACACCTGCAGGACCTATAACTGGTATTGGAACTTGGAGTCTTGTTGAAATTGAAAGAGGTACAGTTGGTAGTGCAGCAACAGTTCATGCTGCTGGATCAACTGCAAGAATTTATAGAGGTGCTTTCCAGATAGTCGATAGTGATGTATATTTCACTAATGCTCCTCTTGGTGGTGACTTAGGTTTGATTGATCCAAGTAATCTTCCTTATCCTAGAGCATCATTTGGTGGAAGAACTTACTTAAGACAAGACTACAGCACTAACCAAATATTCGATGATAACTCAGATCAGTTTGATGGTTTAGAAAATATATTCCCATTAACCTCTACAGGTGTTGCTGTAACTGGTATTGGTTCAACTGGTGGTAATGGAGTTCTGTTTATTAATAGTATGTTCCAAGCACCATTTGGTGAGAACAATGAAGGTGTTGCAAACTTTAAAATTATAGAACAAAGTCTTGGTGGTATTGCTAGTGTCAACTATACAGGTATTACTTCGTTTGGATTTACGGATCTAATAATTGATGAAGGAGATGTTAACCAAAATCAACTACCTAGAGGTGGCATCATAGTTTCTGTTGCATCTACACCAGGTCAAGGTTATGCTCCATTTAAAGGTGCTAAGGTTAGGGTAACCACTGGAAAAGATGGTGCTATTACAGGCATTACTGGTATATCAACAACTAGAGAGTTTATAGATGTTGAAAGTGTAGATTATGATAAGATAACTGGACTTGCAACTGTATCTACTACAAAAGTACATAGATTTGGAGTTGAAGATTTTGCTAAGTTAGTTGGTTTAGAATTTACTTGTCCTACTTCTGGTTACCCATCAGGAATAACGACCCTTGGTATTACATCATTTGTATATGATCATATTGTTGGTATTGCTACAATAATTACAGACTCTACACATGGATTTACTGATCCAAACTTAGTAGGTATAGTAACTGATGGATTGACATTTACTTGTGATATGGATGGTTATAGAACAAATCATACATATCCAAGATCTACTGATCCTGCAAATAATAAGTTCTTAGAAATTAGGAATGTAACTAGAGATGAATTTGATGTAAATGTAGGTATATCAACTCAAGTAAGATATACTCCAGTGGATGCTGTTTATGATGCTGTTGCTGGTATTATGACAGTGACTATTGGATCACATGATATCATGTCTGGAACTAGTATCAAGATTGATCAAGAATCAATTAATTTCCAGTGTGCGATGGATGGTCTTTCTACAACTAAGTCATATCCTAGAACAACTGATCCATATTTTGATAGAGCAATCTCAGTTGCATCTACTACTGCAACAGGTATTGCTATAACTGTAGGAACTTCTCCTATCGTTAATTACAGTATTACTACTGCAACTTACAATCCATCAACAGGTATTGTAACTGCTACTATTGGACAACATCCTCTTAAAGATGGAACCTCTATTAAGTTAAAAGAGGGTTCTCTAATCTTTAGATGCGAAACTGACAATTATATTTCAACCCATACATATCCACGCAATATTATTGATACTCAAACTATTAACGGTGCTGAATATGATGCAACTGCTGGTATTATGACAGTTACTGTTGTACCTGGTGGTCGTCTAATACATGATGGAGATTTTGTAAGATTTGATAATGATTCTATTAGATTTACTTGTGATATGGATGGTGGAACATCTACTAAGTCTTATCCAAGATCTACCGATCCTTATAGTGGAAAGTGGGTACCAATCACAGGAATAGGAACTACTTCATTTGCTGTTAATGTAGGTAAGTCACCTATACAACCTTTTGCTATCTCTAGTGCTATCTACGATCCTACTGCTGGTATTGTAACGGTCAGCATACCTGATCATGAATTTATGACTGGTACTAGCATAAGAATATCTCCTTATTCATTAGCATTTAGATGTGGTCTTGATACTTATCAAAGTATTCATAGGTATCCTAGAACAACTGATACTGTTGGTTATAATACTGCAGTCTCTATTGCTTCTACAACGGTAGATACTATTTCATTCCAAATACTTCCAAGTCAACCATCAAGTAATGTATCAACTCACCATCATGTTCCAAATGATAAATTAACACCAATTAATGCATCATATGATCCTGTTGTAGGAATCATGACTGTTACATCTAATAATCATGGACTCTATAATGGTGATTATGTGAAGTTTGATGATGGGTCTGTCAACTTTACATGCACTAGAGATAATAATCAAAAAGTTTGTGGATATCCTAGACCAAAAGATCCTTATCACAATACATGGGTTAAAGTATCTAATGTAACAACTAATACTTTCAGAGTCAATGTTGGAAAGTCATATGATACTGCTACACATACTTTTGTATCGGGAACAACTAATAGTATTACTAGATCTGTAATAGTAGGTGGTGGTGCATATAATCATACTTTTGTTAGTGCTGGTGTCGGTAGTATGGATCAAAAGCGTGATAGAACATTTGATCAACCAGTTAAGATTACTGCTGGATATACTTTAGATACCGCAGAAGATATTGTTTATGATCCTGTTGCTGGTATTATGACAGTAACTGCTGCTGCTCATGGAATGATGAACGGCGACTATGTTCTTATCGAAAATAATTCAATTAAACTTGAGTGTTCACAAGATAACTATGTTACACCTCATCTATATCCAAGAATTACTGATCCAATTAGCGGTGATTGGGTATCAGTCGCAAGTACAACAGTCAATACATTTGCAATAGATGTTGGTAAAACTAATACTGGTGATCAATATGTTCATAGATTTGCTGGTGCAGTGCCCAATGGTATTAGAAAACAAAATGGAACTATTACTTTCCAAGCAGGTATTTCAACTGATACAAGTGAACATCGTTATGATATCATGGCAGGTCATGAAGCATCTAACGCAATAATTAGCGGTGGAAACTATGCTCATACTTTTGCTAGTGCATCAACTGGAGCAATTAGAACTGGTGGTGGATTTGAACATAGATTTGTAAGTGCTGCTTCTAGCACTCTCTATGTTGATTCTTGGACAGGTGCTGCTCTAACTGTATCAAATGCAGTGTACAATCCTGAGACAGGTATTGTTAGGTTTACTGCTAAGAATCATGGATTGGTTGCTCCAGAAAGTTTAAAACTAAGAGGCATTGGTGTTACTTGTGCATATGGTGCTAAAACATATCCAAATGATAAAACTGGTTTCTTCTTCAAGGTTAGATCTGTTGGAACCACAACATCATTTGAAACATTCGTTGGAGTTTCTACCTTACAGCATGATTATACTGGTGGTGGAGTGGTACAGGTTGGTGTTACAAGTAATCTATTCCCAAGTTTTGACGAAGCGTATCCTATTGCAGGTATTGTTTCTGCTCGTACATTTGAGGTAAATGTTGGACCTAATACAATTGGACATACTTATGTTCAAGGTGGTACGGTTGCTGAATGGTATCCTCTATCTTATGGTTCTGGATATAGAACTGGATTAGGAACTATTGGTATTGGAATATCATCTCCAACTAAAGGAGTCAATGCTGAACTAACTGCAATAGTTGGTGCTGGTGGATCTTTGATATTCAGTATTGGTGCTGGTGGAACTGGATACACTGGTGAGTATGATCAAGTCTTTGCTCCAGAACCAAACGGAGAAAACTTACCTATTGTTGGAATATCTAGAATCGGTGGTGGAACAGAGACTGGTGTTGGTTGTTCTGTTAGTGTTGAAATTTCTGGTATTAGTACAACTACTGGTATTGGATCAACTTTAGCTGAAGTTTCTGGATGGGAGTTTAGTAAGAAAGGATATGGATTTAAGAGAGGAGATGTATTTACTGTTGCTGGTCTTTCTACAGATCCTAATGCAGGTGATAACTTTAGAAACTTTGAGTTAGAAGTCGTAGAAGTATTTACTGATGATGTTGCTTCTTGGCAGTTTGGTAATATTGATTATATTGACAATATAAAACCAAATCAAAATGGAAATAATAAGAGATTCCCATTATACTATCAATCACAGTTAGTTAGTTTTGAGATTGATAGAAACGATCAAGATTCTAGTGAAATTGATTTATCTACTGTTTTATTAGTATTCATTAACGGAGTAGTTCAAGAACCAAATGTCAATTACATATTTACTGGTGGTTCTGTAATTGAATTCTCTAGTGCTCCAACTAAAACTGATGATGTTGTCATATTCTTCTATAGAGGAACAATAGGTCAAGACAGTTTCATTTTTGATATTAATGAAACTATTAAAACTGGTGATACCTTAAGATTAGATAAGAGTGCTGAACTACAATTTAATAGAGTAGAAAAAGATCAGTCAAACTTTGCTCAACTTGAAGATAGAATTATCAAGAGGATTGATAGTGCTTCTACAGTAGAAACTCCATTCTATCAAGGTCCAGGTGTCAGCAATGATAATTTCAAACCTATGACATGGACTAAGCAAAAGGGAGATAGAGTTATTGACGGTACTGTAGTTTCTAAAGCAAGAGATTCATATGTATCTCAAATAAATCCTACTGCAAATATTATTGGAGTTCTTACTTCAACAGATAATTTCGTATTTGTTGACACTGTTGGTAACTTTAGAGATACTGATAATCTATTATCAGAATCATTTGGATTACTTGCTATTGCTCCTGTTGGATATGGTACAACTGCAGCTACTGGAGTTAACTTTGAGAATATATCTGGTGTTGAACCATTAGTTGCTGATGTTGCTGGATATATAGGTGTGGTTACTGGTATAGGAACTACTGCTGGTATTGGTACTGACTTAGCACTTGAGGTTTTATTTGACAATCAAGAATATGTTAATGCAGGTAATGATGCAACAGGATTATCAACAAACTATCCATTCAAATTATATGGAACAGGTATCAATACAGCAGGAATTGCAATAACGAGTATTGATACACATGACACTGATATAGTTTCTATCAGCACACATTATGGAGATAATATTTACTATGCGAGTGCCATTAGTTTCCGTAATAATGGTCGTCAGGGTATTATCACTGCTAACATAGCATCATATACTGACACAAGTGATATGGTAGGTGTAGGATCCACGGGATTTGCTTACGCTCACTTTACTTGGGGAAGATTCGGTAATGTAACCAGATCTTCTAATGCTATTGAATTAGATGTTAAAGGACTATCTTATGATAGTCAACTTAGCAACTTCCCTCTAGTTATTAGAAGGGGCGTAGGGCATAGAGGAACTGGATCTCTGCCCAAACTTCTATAAATACAAAAAAGTTAGACCTTTAGTGCTACAGATGTAATGGCCGCAATTATCACAGATCAATTTAGAATAATAAATGCTAATAATTTCGTTGACTCCGTAATTAGTGGTGATAACTCCTATTATACTTTTTTAGGTCTGGCTAATCCAACAGAAACTGGATACGGAAGAACGAGTACATGGAACAGTACAACCGTTGAACCACCATCACCAACAGATAGTGTTAGTTACATAAATCATGTATATGATACTATGATGTTTGGTAGAAAAGTTTTACCTGGCGATGTTCGTAGATTAGTAAGAAAAACTCAATGGACAAAAGGTACATCATATGATATGTACCGTCATGATTATGATGTAACTAATAGGTCACTAGTTTCTAACTCTAGTAGACTATATTCTGCAAACTATTATGTAATCAATAAAGACTTCAGAGTTTATATTTGTATTGATAATGGATCTGCAGGTATTACATCTACCGCAGGTGCATCACTTGATGAACCTACATTTACTGATCTTGAACCATCTGCTGCTGGTGTTAGTGGTGATGGTTATTTGTGGAAGTATCTATTTACAGTTCCTCCTGCTGATATTGTTAAGTTTGACTCTACTGAGTATGTTGCTGTTCCTAATGAATGGTCAACAAGCACGGAGAATGAGATTAAAGTGGTTCGAGATAATGGAGACTCGACAGTAAATAATAATCAAATTAAAGTTGTTTCTATTGATGCTCAAGGTGAGGGTTATTCTTTCCTTGCATCTCCGATAGAAGTTGATATACTAGGTGATGGAACTGGGGGTAAAGTCCGAGTTCAGACCAATACCAACGGTCAAATAATTTACGCAAAAGTTACTGCAGGAGGGCAAGGTTACAGTTTTGGTAGGGTTGATCTTTCTTCTATTAATGGTAGTGCTACAAAGTTTGCTAAATTAACACCTATCATTCCTCCTTCTAGAGGTCATGGATTTGATCTTTATAAAGAATTAGGAACTGATAAAGTTTTAATTTACACTAGATTTGATAACTCTACATATGATTTTATTTCTGATACTATATTCTCTCAAGTAGGAGTTGTTAAAAATCCTGTTGCTTCAGGTGCTGGATCTACTTCTGTTCTCAATACATCAGAATTTTCCGCAGCTAATTCTATGAAATTTACAGGAGATCTAACACAGACTCTTACAGTTGGTGCAGAGATAACACAGAATATACCTGGCATTGGAACTGCCAGAGGTTATGTTGCTTCATATGATGTAACTACTGCTGTAATTAAATATTTCCAAGATAGAAATCTTTATCTTCATCCTTCATTATATGATCAGACTGATAATATAGGTGTTGGTGGAGATGCAAAAGTTCTTGATTTTACTGCTGCTGGTGATGCTATCACCTCTGGTGCATTTAGTGTAAACATAGATGGAGGTTTCTCAGGAATCTCAACAACTACACCATCTGGTAAAGTTGTAGATCTCGGTGTACAATTTACAAGTGGTCTCGCTGGACCTGAGATAAATAAAAGAACAGGTGAGATTATTTACCTTGATAATAGACCATCTATTACAAGAAATGAACGCCAAAAAGAAGACATCAAAATCGTATTAGAATTCTAAGAAGATGCCACAACAGACCAATCTTAATGTAAGTCCCTATTACGACGATTTTGATCCTAGTAAAGGTTATCATCGTGTTCTATTCAAACCTGGTTTTCCAGTTCAAGCTAGAGAACTATCTACTTTGCAATCTATTCTGCAAAATCAGATAGAAACTTATGGTAGTCATATATTTAAAGAAGGTGCGTTAGTAATACCTGGTTCAACAACATTTGATGGAAATTATTTTGCTGTTCAAGTTAATCCAACACATTTAGGTACTGATGTTTCTGTATATGCTAATAATGTAATAGGAAAAAGATTTAAAGGACAAAATAGCGGAGTTACTGCAAAGGTAATTAATTATATTACTGCTACTGAATCTGATCAAGATTACGATACTTTTTATGTAAAATATATTGATTCATCTAGTGATGGAGATTTTTCATTCTTCCAAGATGGAGAAGTCCTTGTTGCAGAAGAACCAGTAACTTATGGTAATACAACAATCAATATTGGTGGAACTCTTGCATCTACAATTGCATTAAACGCATGTACTACAGGTTCTGCTTGTTCTATTGATGAGGGTGTATACTTTATCAGAGGAAATTTTGTAAAAGTAAATAAGCAAACAATTATATTAGATCAGTATAATCAATCCCCATCTTATAGGGTTGGACTTCAAGTTTTAGAAACCACTGTTAGTGCAAAAGGAGATGAAAGTTTATATGATAACGCTAAAGGATTTTCTAACTTTGCTGCACCAGGTGCAGATAGATTACAAATAACACTTGTCTTATCTAAGAAAAGTATTAATGATTTTGATGATACTGATTTTGTAGAAGTATTAAGAATTAAAGAAGGTCAAGTATTTTCATTAAACAGAGATAATGAATATAATAGAATAAGAGATTATTTTGCTAAAAGGACTTATGATGAGTCTGGAAATTATACTGTTAATCCATTTGGTATTAATGTTGCTGAGTCTCTTAATGATCGTCTTGGAAATGATGGTGTATATTTTAAAGGACAAACTACATTTGATAGCAATGTGCCAGATGATGATCTTGCATGTTTAAAGGTAACTGCTGGTAAAGCATACATTTATGGATATGATGTTGATGTAACTACTCCACAAATAATTGATTTTGAGAAACCAAGATCAATTGAAACAGTTGAAAATCAATCATTTAATTTTGAAATGGGGAATAGATTCCTCGTTAATAATGTAAGTGGTATTACTACACTTACCGAAAGAATAGATTTAATGGGAGGTCCTATTGGTGGAAGTCTAAATGCTGCTGGTACTTCTCAAAAAATTGGTGATGCAAAAGTATATGGATTTTCTTTAAGAGATGCTGCATATGAAAATAATGGAACTGATTGGAACTTATATCTTTATGATATTCAAACATATACATCATTAGAATTAAATGATAATGTAAGTTCAGATGAACTTAATCAATCTGGATTTATTGTTGGTAAAGAAAGTGGTGCTGAAGGATATGCAGTTTCTGCAGGTGCTGGATCTAGTAGTATACAAGTTACCCAGACTGCAGGAACATTCAGGAAAGGAGAAAAAATTAGTATTAATGGTGATGAAACTGTATCAAGAACTATTGAAAAAGTAACTGCTTTTGGTATTAATGATGTATATGAATTTGCACAAAGCGGAAATAGTTTTACTGCTAGTAAAAAATTAAATCAAGTAATTCCAGTTGGTTTTGGTGCTGGTCAATTTAATATTGCTGCTGATGGTACAGTCACTTCACCAAGAGCAGATAGTTTCTTAATTTTCAAACCTGGCGATATATTTTCTTACGGTGCTGCTAATGATACTGCTGGTGCCTCTCTTAATGTTCCTACTCGTAATGTAGTTCTAACAGTTGCTGCTGACGGACAACAGATGAAAGTCGGTACAATGACAACTGTTGCCGATGTGTTTGATGGAGGAGTAAAAGCATTTGAGGGTATTGGATATAGAGGTGTACAAGATGTTTCTTTACAAAATTCATCTTTAATTTCTAGAATTCCAGACATAGGAGTTAATAATGTAGATTTTAGTGATTCTACTTTATTCCTTAGTTCTCAAGTAACAAATGAAAGTAGTAATGCATTAGGTCAATTAGTTCTTCCAGTAACTTCAGTTGATCTTGATGATGTAACTTTTGTTGCTTTTGATCAAGAAAGATATTCTGTTGCATATTCAAATGGAACTATACAATCTATTACTGAAGATCAAATTCAAATAACTGGAAGTAGTATTACAATATTTGGACTAACTCCAAACCAAACTAATATTAGAGTAAATGTAACTGTTCAAAAATCAAATATAAAAAACAAAGTTAAAGAATTTAAGAGATGTCAACAAACAGAAATTACTAGATCTGTAAATCGAAGATCTGGAACTAATCCTAGCACTAGTATTAATGATGGATTAAATCATAGTGCTCTATATGGAATTAGAGTTCAGGATAGAGAAATATGTTTAAATCATCCAGACGCTACTGATATTATTGCAGTCCTAGAATCATTAGATACTAACACACCTGTTCTTGATAAATTAACATTTACATCTACTGATGATATTTTTACCGAAGCAATTATTGGTGAAAAAATTACAGGATCAGATAGTAAAGCAATTGCTAGAGTAATCTCTATTGATTCTGGTAATAATCAAATTAGTATAGTTTATCTTACTGATAATAAATTTACATTACTAGAAACACTAGATTTTGAAGAATCAAGTGCTACTGCTACAGTTCAAGCAACAACACCTGGTAAGTATAATGATATTACTAGCAGTTATTTGCTAGACAAAGGACAGAAAGATCAGTATTATGATTATTCTAAAATTGTTAGAAATGCTGGAGCATTTGTTCCTCATAGAAAACTATTGATTATCTACAACAGATATGATGTTCCTAGTGGTGACACTGGAGATATATTTACTGTTAATAGTTACGAGTTAGAAAGATATAAAGATGATATACCAGCAATAGGACCATCAAGAACTCCTGCACATGATGTATTAGATTTTAGACCACAAGTTCCTGTATATGATCCAGCATCTGCTACAGTATCTCCATTCTTCTTTACTGCTAGAGATTTTAGTGGAAAACCTGATAGACTTTTAACACCTAATGAGTCGGTTGTATTTGACTATGACTTCTATCTTCCTAGAATAGACAAATTAGTTTTACATCAAAATGGTGAATTTATCTTATTACAAGGTACACCTTCTAGACAACCAATACCTCCAGAGTCACAAGATAGAACACTTGAACTTGCTACAATTCTTCTTCCTGCATATCTTAAAAATGTAGAGGATGCAAGAGTATATCTAAAACAAAATCGTAGATATACGATGAAAGATATTGGTAAAATTGATGATAGAGTTAGAAATTTAGAAGAAATAACTACCTTAAATCTTTTAGAAAAGAGTGCAGAGTCTCTTCAAATTAGAGATGCACAAGGTTTTGATAGATTCAAATCTGGATTCTTTGTAGATGCATTCAATTCATTTAATTTTATGGCACCGAGTTCTCCTGCCGATATTGATACAGAACTTCAAGAACTCAGACCAATAAGAGAATTTGATTCTATTGCTTTACAAGTTGCTCCTAAAACAGATGTATCAGTACAGCAGTTAGATCTTAATACTGATTTTGCATTACTTGATGATGAAAATACACAAAAGACAGGTAATCTTCTTACATTAAGATATGAAGATGAACTTTATATTGAGCAGAATTTTGCAACCAAAACAAACAATATCAACCCATTTCATGTTGTATCATATACTGGAGAAGTTAAACTAAATCCAGCTGTTGATAATTGGATCAATACTCAAAGAACACAAAATGTTATTAGAAATACCATTGGTATTACTGTTTTCAACAATCAAGTTGCTGCTAACTTTAATGTAACCACAGCAGGAAATGGTGGTGGATCTGCAACAGTAACAACTAATGAGGTTGGTAGAACTACACAAAGAGATGATATTAGATCTGAGAACACATTTATTGCTGAAGAAGATTTTGATCCATTCTGTCGTTCTAGAAATGTTGAGTTTACTGCATTAGGTTTAAAACCATTTACTAATTTCTATGCATTCTTTGATAATATTGGTGGTATCGACATCGTACCAAAACTTTTAGAAGTTTATGATGTTACAGGATCATTCCAAGTTGGAGAAACAATAAGAGGATCCCTTGGTGCAACTGCATTTGAGTTTAGATTATGTACTCCAAATCATAAGAAAGGACCGTTTTCTAACCCCACAGAAACATATAGTGTAAATCCATATGACCAAAGTTCTACATTGCCAAATGGATACTCACAGGCATCAACAATATTAAACATTGATACTGTTGCACTTTGTGCTCAAGCACAAGGAGCATTCTTTGGATTTGCACCAACTAATATGGTTCTTAGAGGATTAACTAGTGGTGCTCAAGCAAGGGTAGCAAGAGTAAGATTAGTTTCTGATAACTTTGGTGATCTAACTGGTGCTATGTGGATTAGAGATCCTAATGCAACTCCTACTCCTCAAGTAAGAATTAGATCTGGTAATAGAACCTTTAAGTTAACATCTAGTGAAATAGATGCTGAACCTATACCAGGCAGCACATTAATTTCTAGTGGTATTGCTAGATATACAGCAACTGGTACAACAAGACTTGTTCAAACTGATGTTAGAATTACAACTTTAGAAACTACTACAGTTACAAATCTATCAACAATTGATATACAAAGATCAGATCCACCCCCTCCTCCACCTCCACCACCACCACCTCCTGTTATTATTAACAATACTGTGGTTATTGATAGAACTAGAACTATCACTAATAACTTAGTAACAATAGTAAACAGAAGAGGAACCTCTCCTAATAGAAGAAGGAGAAGAAGAAGGAGAAGAACTCGTAGTAGAAGAAGAGACCCATTAGCACAGTCATTTGTAACTGGACCTGAGGGTGTATATTTAACTAAGGTTGAAGTTTTCTTCGCAACAGTTAACTCTGGAACAACACCAGTAAATCTTCAGATAAGAACAGTTGAGTTAGGTTTACCTACACTTGATATTGTGTCTCCCGATGCAATAGTAACTTTGCGTCCATCTGATATAACAACATCTACTGATGGTAGTGTTCCAACCACATTTGAATTCCCATCACCTGTTTACTTAGATCCTAACGAAGCTTTCTGTGTAGTTCTGCTATCAGATAGTGATGAATATACGGTATTCTGTGGAGAAATGGGTCAGAAAGCGATTAATCAACAGACTCTTCCTTCTGCTCAAGGTAAGATTTACTCACAGCAATTTGCTATGGGTTCACTCTTTAAATCTCAAAACGGATCTACTTGGACTCCAGCTCAGTTTGAAGATATGACTTTCAAACTTTATAGAGCAAAGTTCACCTCACAAAGAGGATTGATAACATTCTTCAATCCACCTATTGAACCTAACAATAGTCAGGTTCCTCGTCTAAACTTCAACCCTATTAAAGGTCTTCCTAAGAAAGCTAAAATTGGTATTACTACCACAACTAATGCTGGATTAATTGGAACGGTATTTACTCAGGGAAGAAAAATTGGTGAGAGTAATCAAACTCATCGCTACGCATTTGTTGATGACAAAGGCGGACCTGTCGATGGTACTGTTGGTATCTTAACTGGTGGTAAAGGATACGGAACTCCTACAAACCCAGTAAGTACTTTCAATATTACTGGAGATGGTTCTGGATTAACTTTAAATGTTACTGTTTCAGCTGGACTGTCTGCTATTACTGCTGCTACTGTAGTAAATGATGGTAATGGATACAAGGTAGGTGATATTGTCGGACTTGCAACTGCAGATACTGGTAATGCTGGTTCTGGTGTTCGTCTTGGTATTAGTTCTATAGCAGGACTTGATACTCTGTATCTAACAAATGTTCAGGCACAGGAATTTGAGGTAACCTCTAATGATTTAACCTATACTCATAGTTCAGGTCAAGTTATAGATTCTGGACTTGATATATGGCAATATGATGAAACAGGTGGACAGTACACAGGTGAATACTTTAAAGTAGATCACAGAAATCATGGAATGTATGGATCTGGTAATAAGGTTCTTATTTCTGATGTAGCGTCTGATGTTCTTCCTACAGAATTAAGTGTTGACATTGCTTCTAATGAAACTAGCATTTCAGTTGCATCAACCAGTCAGTTTACTGAATTTGAAGGTGCTGTAGTTAGTGCTGCTAATACTGGATATGCTTTCTTGAATAGTGAGATTATATCTTACACTAGTGTTGGTATTTCTAGTCTCGGTGGTGTTACTAGAGGAACCAAAGGAACCAATGCACTAAATCATCTTCAAGGTGATGCTATTACCAAATATGAATTCAATGGTGTTTCTCTTGGAAAAATCAATACAGAGCATTCTGTAGAAACTTCTCTAGTTGGTATTGATGAATATTACATCAGGATTAACAGAGGATCTAGCAGAGGTTCTGATGATAACACTAATAATATTCCACAACTATCATTTGCTGAAGAAGCTTCTGGAGGTGGTAATTCAGTTTACGCATCTAAGAACATTCAGTATGATGCTATAAGGACTAATATTGATGCAACAACTTTCGGACCTACAGATTTTGTTTCTCTCACATTAAGGAGTGTTACAGGTACATCTGTTGACGGTAATGAAGCATCATTTGTAGATGTTGGTTTTGAGAACATAGAACTCAATAGAGATAATCAGTTGTCATCAACAAGAATTATCGCTTCTAGAGTTAATGAACAGAATCAATTAGGTTCTTTGGATAGGAACAAATCACATACAATTACTGTTGAATTTGATAATGGTGGAGATGATTTCAACTCACCTACTATTCATCTTGAGGCTGCTTCTTCTTTACTCTATGAGAATAGAATTAATGCACCAATAACTAATTATCTAACTGATCCTAGGGTTAAGCAGAGATTTAATGATCCGCATTCTGCATACTATATGTCGAATCCAATCTATATTAAGAATCCTGCAACATCTATAAGAGTTATATTTGAAGCTCGTAGACCACCTACAACTGATTTTAGAGTTCTACATAGTACTTTAAGAGCAGATTCTAGTGAAGTTACACCTGGCTTTGAACTATTTCCTGGTTATGCCAACCTTTTAGATATAGATGGCGATGGTATTGGTGATCAAATTATTGATCCTAATAATAATAGCGGTTTACCCGACCAATTTATTCCACCTGACGCTACTACATACCGTGAGTACCAATACACGGTAGACAACCTCCCTAGTTTTACTGGATTCCAGATTAAGATAGTCTTCACAGGGACTGATCAATCTAAGCATCCTGTAATTAAAAACCTTAGAGCAATAGCAGTAGCATGACAAAATCATCTTTAATCCCAGTTGAAGGACATCCTAATTTTTGTAGAGATAAAAACACAGGAGCTATCGTTAATACTGATAGTTCCTCTTTCGCTGCTTACCACCAAAGAAACTCCCAAAAAAAGATGGAAAGATTAGAGATAGAGGAGATGAAGAACGACATCGCTGAGATGAAACAAATGATGAGGCAACTAATGTCAAAATTGTGAAATTCTATCTTCCCAAGAAAAAACCGTTTTACGCTGCCCTAAAGATTAATCGTTGGCCAGTGAATTGGTTTGATGACAAAAAAAAGTTAAGGGAAGAGAAAGAAAGAAAAAGACAAGAAAAAATTAAAAAATTATATCCAAAAACATGAGTAGAAATCCACACTCTGAATTCTTGAAATACCACGGTTTTACTGAGGTTGATGCACCAAGAAAAGAAGAAACTGACATGGCAGCATTAAAATCTGAAATGGCAGAAATAAAAATTACTATGCTTCAAGTGCTGCAGGAGTTGAGGAAACTAAATACATAATAGGATAATCCGAGTGTTGTTAACAGATGGCCGTCTACATTGCAAATCTACAAATAGATGCTGGTGTGGACTTTCAGCATGGTTTCAGCCTAGGTGATAGTGATACAGGAACATATTTGAACCTGAACAACTATACCGTTACTTCTCAAATGAGAAAATGGGCTGGATCAACTACATCTGTTTCCTTCGCAGCTACAGTTACCGACCCTGATCAAGGTCAACTCGAAGTTTCTTTGGGTTCGACTCAAACAGTTAATATTAAACCTGGCCGTTATGTTTATGATGTTATATTGAGTGACGCATCTGGTTACAAATATAAGGTCGTTGAGGGAATGATCCTAGTTAGAGTAGGAGTCACAAGGTAACCATGCCATCTCTCAGAATAGGTACAGGCAATCAAGTAAAAGTAATCGCCAGTGGATCTCTTGGTGGAGGTTCTGGTGGTCGCTTGTCTTTACTGTCTGATGTTAACTCAAGTAATCTTCAAGACGGAAGTTTGCTTGTATATGATGCTGCGACAAGTAATTTCGTAGCGACTAAGAATTTCCCTGCAGCAATCATTGATGGAGGTATCTACTAGTGTCAGCTACCCTATTACTAAAACGAACTCTAGGAACTTCACCTCCTAATATTGCACCAGTCGGTACAGGTGTATCTTTTGGTGAACTTGTTTATACTTACGATACCAGTGATGTTGGTGCTGGTAAATCCTATAAGAAATTATATATTGGTAACCCTGCTGGTCCTACAGCAACTCCGATTGTAATCGGTGGTGAATATTATACTAGTCTAATACCAGAAAGTCCTGCCAATTATGGTAATAGGGAGGCAAACAAAGCACTTATCTTAGATTCAAATGCTAAGGTAAAATCTTGGTCTGTAGTAACTGATTTCCATAACGCTGGTGTTGGTACTAACCAAGGAGATTTTTATGTCGGTGGTAACTTAAATGTTACTGGAGATTTAGTATATGATGAAGTAACTGGTAGAAATATTAATATAACAGGTATTGGCACCATTGCCACTATCTTCAATACTAAAGCAACCATTGTTGATGGTTCAATTAATAATCTGTTTACTGTATCAGGACTTGTTACCACTCTGACAGGTACAAGTGCTAATTACACTCAGGTCAATGTAGGACATGCTCTTACTGCTAATAATGTAGAAATTACTGGTATAACTACACTTACCAATAATCTTGATTTCTCTAGAAATTTAATTAAGATTGGTCGTGAGACTGCATCTGGTATTAGTAGTGCTGATGGATCAATATTCATTGGTGACTATGCTGGTACTGGTATGGGTCAATCGACTTCTAATAGAAGAAACATAGCGATTGGTGCCAGTGCATTACAATTTGGTGGTGTTGGAAATAATGCTGATGAATTAGAATCTAATATTGTTATGGGTAACTTTGCAGGTTATAGACTGCAAGGTACTAAAAACTTAATGGTTGGTGATAAAGTAGGTTTTGCTTTATCATCTAGTGGTAACGATGAAAACATTGCTTTGGGTAATCAGGCAATGTATGGTGACACTTTCCCTGTTGTGGATGGTGTTACTTTAAGTATTTCAGTTGGTCAACAAACTGCTATTGCTAATCACGACGAGTCTACTGATGTAACAGAAACAAGTGGATCTGGTCAAGGGTTGATAGTAAGACTTCAAACTGGTGGTACTGGTTTAGTTACACTAATTGAGGTAGTATCGCCAGGCGACGGATATGTTTTAGGTGACACATTTACTATACCATTTGGATTCCAAACTCTTACTGGTTCTGTTACTAGTATCAATGGTCGTTTCCTAAGTGGTGGTACTGGTGCTAGGCAACAAAGTAAAAACATTGCTATAGGTCCATATTCATTATACAGTGTAGATGGTAGTAGAAATATTGCGATTGGTTATTCTGCAGGAGATACTACAACTGGTAGTGGTAATATTATAATTGGATATGAACGAGATGTTGCGATTGCTAATAGTGATAATCAACTTACTATTGGTAGTTCACTTATCAACTGGATTGATGGTAATCAACTAGGTTATGTTGGAATAGGAACTACAAGACCATTTGGATTACTCGATGCTGGTGGTGTATTCATTGTAGATAAAGGAACAGGTAATACTGTTATTTCTGGTGTTACAACTGTACCAACTCTTGATGTAGATAATCTTGGTATAGAGGATATCAAAGTTACTGCTGGTTTAGCAACTGACTTTGCAATTACAAATGCTAAGATTCAGTCTGGTATCATCACAGATACTGTTGGTACTGCTGCGACAATTACTAATGTAGATTTTGTAAATGCAGATATTTTAGCAGCTAAGATAACCGCAGGTATCGTAACAGATATAGTTGGTACTGCTGCTACAATCACAACTTTTGATACTGAAACTGCTGATCTTAAAGATGTTAAAATTACAACTGGATTAGTAACATCCTTAGTTGGCACATACGCAACTATTACTACATTCGATGCTGATGATGCAGATATTAATGTACTAAAAACTGTAACTGGTGTTGTAACATCTCTTACTGGTTTTGGTGTAACTTACAATACAGCAGACTTTGAGTTTGTTGATGCTTCCGATATTAAGATTACAACTGGTCTAGTAACATCTTTAGTTGGTACATATGTAACCTTCCAAGATGCTGACTTCCAAGATGATGTTCGTGTTGGTGGTGCTCTTACTGTTGTAGGAGATCTTACTGTTCAGGGTAATACAAGTTTTGTTCAAAGTTCTGTAATTCAAGTTACTGATAAGAATATTGAACTAGGTTTTAGTTCAACAGGTAGTCATGCTAACGCTACTGCAGATAATGGTGGTGTAATTCTTAAAGGAACTACAGATAAAACTATACTTTACAATCAAGCAAGAGAAGCATGGGAATCTAATCTTAAGTGGAATCCAGATGTTGATGGTACTCTTGATATTGGTGAACCTGCTGTACAGTGGAGAGATATTTACATTAACGGTACTGCACATTTAGATGCTGCAGATATCTTAGATGCTAAAATTACTGCTGGTATTATTACAAGTCAGGTTGGTACCTATGCAACTATTGGCACCGTTGACATTGAGACTCTCGATGCTAAAGATGTAAACATCACTGGTCTTGCTGTAACAGATATAGTTGGTACTGCTGCAACAATTACCACAATCGATGCAACAGATGGAGATATAGTTAATGCTAAAATTACTGCTGGTGTTGTTACATCATTAGTCGGTACTTACTCTACAATTGGTGATGTAGATGTCACTTATGATATTAGAGTTGGTGGAGCACTAACAATTACTGGTGATATTGATGCAAACGGAGACTTAGATGTAGACGGACATGCAGAGTTAGATCAATTAAGAGTATCAGGTGTTGGTACAATACCAACTTTTGACACAGAGACTGCAGATCTTAAAGATGTTAAAATTACTGCTGGTATCATTACTGATATCGTTGGTACTGCTGCTACAATCACAACAATTGATGCGACAGAAGGTGACATAGTTAATGCCAAAATTACTGCTGGTGTTGTTACATCATTGGTTGGTACTTATGCTACTGTTACAACTGCACATGTTACAAATCTAAGTGCTGATAGTTTATCCTTGACTGGATTAGCAGTTACCGATGTAGTTGTTGCTACTGCAGCAACCTTCACAGGTGTTATTGATGTTAACGATGCTGATGTTGTAAATGCTAAGATAACAGCAGGTATTATAACATCACTAGTAGGCACTTATGCAACTATCACAACTCTTGATGTAGAGACATTAGATGCTCAAAATATAAACATTACTGGAGTTGCAGTAACAGATATTGTTGGTACTGCTGCTACAATTACAACGATTGATGCTAATAACTTTGATGCAGTCAATGCAAAAATAAACTCTGGTTATATAACTTCTCTATATGACTCTACAGGAGTTGTTGGTGTTAATACTCAACATATGTTGAGCACTAATGCTGCAGGAGAACTTGTATGGAAAGAACCTGCTCAGATTGGTATTGCAACAATCAATGCTAAGTTAGATACATGGTTTGTATCTACAAATGGTGTTGACGATGGTGATGCATCTCGTGGTAGAACAGCAGAGAGACCATTTAAAACAATTGCATATGCTCTATCACAGATTGCAAATGTTGGTGTTAATGATATTCTAAGTATTGCTGCTGGTGTTTATGAGGAAACATTCCCACTTACTGTTCCTGCTGGTTTAACAGTTAAGGGTGCTGGTCTTCGTGCTACTAAAATTATTCCTACTAATGCTACTAAGCAAAAAGATGCTTTCTTACTTAATGATAGATCTGTCATTGAGGATATTACCATTGCTGATATGTTCTTCAATACATCAGCAAATGAGGGTTATGCGTTCAAGTATGCACCAGGTATTGCACTTACTAGCAGATCACCTTATGTACAGCGTGTAACTGTATTCAACAAAGGTAGTAATGTTACTGCATCTGATCCATATGGTTATGCTTCTGCAGATGCTGCACCTTCTTCATACATCTCTGGTGGTGGTGCTTACTTAGATGGTTCTGAAGTAGCAGCAGGATCGCTTGAGGCAGCGATGCTATTCAACGAGGTTACATTTATTGTACCTAACAGTAAGGGTGTTGTATTAACCAACGGTTCTCGTTGTGAATATATTAATTGCTTTACTTACTTTGCTTCTGAAGCAATCAAGGGTGAGTCTGGAACATTAGGTATTTCATCTGCTGGTCAGACTAGATTGAGATTGTCAGGTATTACAACTGTTGGTGTTGGTAATACAATTACTCTATTTGATACTGATGGAACTACTGGATTAGGTACTGCTGTTGTTGCTGGTTATGATGGAACTTACTTAGATGTAACTGGTAAGCAACTTGGATTTGAAGTTCTTAATGCTAGGACTGCTAAGACAATAACATTTAATGATGATGCTCAGTTAGATACTACTGTTAAGAAGTTTGGTAGTGCAGCACTTAAGTTAGATGGTAGTAACGATTCTATTAGTGTTCCTTCTAGTGGTGATCTTGGATTTGGTACTAACACAGACTTCACAATTGAATTCTGGGCATACTCAAATACAACTGGTCTTTCTAGTGCAACACTATTTGACTTAAGAGATAATGGATCTGATACTAACGGTCTAAGTCTTGCATATCGTGCTGCTGGTGAAGTTGATCTAAGAGTTGGTACAACTACTGCTATTACTGGATCTGGTGCAGGTATTGCTACTGGAGTCTGGAAACATTTTGCAATAGCAAGAGATGGTACAGACACAAGATTATTCGTTGATGGTACACAAAGAGGTATTAAAACTTCTGATACTACCGATTATGGTGCATCTAAGGGTATTGTATTTGGTGCAGACTTTGATGGAGCAAGCAATAATGTAACAGGTTGGATTGATGAGGTAAGAATTGAAAGAGGTGTTGCTAAGTATACATCAAACTTCACTGCTCCTACTGCTGCTCCAACAGGAGATAAAGATACAGTATTACTTTTACACTTTGATGGTTCTACTGGTATCAAGACTACTACTGATGATACAATCCGTAATCAGGATATTCGTATCACACAAGCAGGTGGTGGAATTGGAACTGCTACTAAGGTAACTTTAGCAGATTACAGTCAGTTTGGTGCTGACATGCGTTCTGTCAGTTGTGCGGTTGAGTATGGTCAGAAAGGTGTTATTGCTGATGGTGATGGCGTTACCTTAAGATTATTTGCTCTTAACTTTAACATGGTTGGTGCAGGTGGAGACATTACTAATGATCCTAACCTAGCAATACAAGCAAACGAAGTTACTGAGGTAAACAACGGTGATGTATCTTATGTAAGTATTGACCAGAAAGGAGATTTCAGAGTTGGCGAAGCATTCTTTGTTGATCAAGAAAATGGTACAGTATCATTCTCACAACAAGTAACAAGTCTTCAGGCATTATCTAATCTAACAATCACTGACGGTTCAAATAGCAGTCAGATTACACCTAACAGTGGTACATTTGGTAACATCCAGATAGCTGGAAATAACATAGAATCTACTTCAGGAGATATTAACATTGATCCTGCTGGTTCAGGAGACATCAACATTACTGGTGATGTAAATGTTTTAGGTATCTTAACTGCTACAGTTATTCAACTAGATGCATTCCAAAAAGGTGATACATCTGTTGCTCTTACTGATAGTGGTACTGATGGAACTATCCGTCTTTCTACAGATGGCGATGAGGCAATGCGTGTCGATGCCAATCAGAAAGTTGGTATTGGAACTGCTGCAGTCAGAGATAGATTAGATGTTTTAGATACTGCTAGATTTGAAAATGTAAATGTAACTGGCGTTGGTACATTTGCTGGTGCTCTTAATGTTGCTGGTATCATAACTTCTACTGGTGGAGATATTAACGGAGACCTAGATGTAGATGGACATACAGAATTAGATCAATTGAATGTAGCAGGTGTTGCTACTATCACAACCTTTGATACTGAAACTGCTGATCTTAAAACTGTTAAGATAACATCTGGTATTGCAACTGACTTGGTTGGTACTGCTGCAACTATTTCTACTATCGATGTTACAGACGGTGATATAGTTAACGCCAAAATAAATGCTGGTGTTATAACTTCTATGACACTAACAGATGGTCAGGTTAGTGGTATTGTAACTTATGCAGATAATGCTGCTGTACACTTTGGAGATGGTGGAGATCTTAAGATCTACCATAACCCATCTTTCGGATCTTACATTGACGATTCAGGATTCGGTGCCCTTGCAATTCGTTCTAATGAGATTCAGTTACAGAAGTATACAGGTGAAACTCTTGCTAACTTTACTGCTGATGGTTCAGTTAAATTATTCCATAATAACGGTCCTAGATTAGAAACTCTAGGTGCTGGTGTTAGTGTTAGTGGTGAATTACAAACTGGAACATTATTAGTTGCTACTGATGCAGTTGTTAGTGCTGGAATGACTGTTGTTGGAATCACAACTTTCAACGATGATGTATTCATTGCAGGTAACTTAAATGTTGTTGGTGATGTTGTATATGATGAGATAGATGGTAGAAATATAAACATCACTGGCATAGCAACAATTGCTGCTATGGTTATCACTGGAGTAACAACCTCTAAGAATATTCAAATTGGTACTGCTACTTCTACTACTAAAATTACTACTACCAGTGGTAAATTAGTTCTTGAATCTTCTGAAGATCAAGTAGATGTCAATGACAATCTATTGGTTGTAGGATATGGTACATTCAAGAATGGTTTATATTATCCAGATTCTGCAAATGGTATTGGGTATAGTGGTCCTAACGGAATCGCATACTTTGATGCAACAGGTAAGATTGTTAGTGGCCTAAGTACTGTTGGATTCATAACTGTCTCCGACTATGTTCTTACCGTGAACTCATCTGGAGAACCAATATGGTCTGAATCTATTGATGGAGGATTCTTCTAATGGCAAAACCGACCACAAGAGAGGAGTTGAAAGACTACGCTCTTAGACAACTTGGTGCCCCTGTATTAGAAATTAATGTTGCTGATGAGCAAGTGGAAGATGCTCTTGATGATACATTACAACTTTTTTATGAACGCCATTTTGATGGTGTAGAAAGAGTTTATTTGAAATATAAAATTACTGCTGACGATATAAAGCGTGGAAGGGCAAGAGGTGGTAGTGAGTCATTAGGTATTACTACAACAACTACAACTAGTAATATTGTAGGTTCTGCTAATACAACTTTATCTTTTAATTGGGAAGAGAATCAAAGTGAATTTCCATTACCAGATTCTGTTATTGGTATAGAAAGAGTATTTGTTTTCGATGCTAGTTTTATATCAAACAATATGTTCAGTTTCAAATATCAATTGTTCCTGAATGATGTTGCATTTAATCTTGGATATAGTGGACTTCTAAGTTATGCAATGACTAAGACCTATCTAGAGGACATTGATTTCCTACTATCTACAGAAAAACCAACTAGATTTAATAAGAGAAATGGAAAGTTATATCTTGATATTGATTGGGGATCAATGACAGAAGGTACATACATAATTTTAAATTGTCATAGAATTATGGATCCTGCTAATTATAGTGGAGTCTATAATGATTACTTCATCAAAAGATATTTTACTCAAGCAGTTAAAAAACAATGGGGTACTAATTTAACTAAGTTCCAAGGAGTTAAACTTCCTGGTGGAATTGAATTAAATGGTAGACAAATATATGAAGATGCTGTAATGGAAATACAAAGGATAGAAGAAAAAATGATGACAGATTACGAATTACCTCCACTTGATATGATAGGATGATATGGCACTTAATCCATTCTTTCTTCAAGGTTCGCCCACTGAACAAAAACTTGTTCAAGAATTAATTGACGAGCACTTGAAAATATTTGGGATAGATGTTTATTATCTACCCAGAAAAATGATTGAAACTGATGATGTGCTTGGAGAAGTTCAATCATCTAAATTTAACGATGCTTATGTCATTGAAGCATACCTAAACAATTATGAAGGGTATGCTAAAGGTAGTGATATTATGACTAAGTTTGGTGTCAATCTAGAAAATGAGATTACACTAACTATATCACGAGAAAGATATGAAGATTTTGTAGCACCATTTGTTGTTACTCATGATCCAAAGAATGCTGGAACTGAGATCATGTTTGGTACTAGACCTAAAGAAGGTGATCTAATATATTTTCCATTAGGAGAAAGACTTTTTGAAATCAAACATGTAGAGTTTGAAAATCCTTTTTACCAACTTGGTAAGAATTATATCTATGAACTTCAATGTGAACTATTCCGTTATGAGGATGAATACATTGATACAAATGTTGCTGTAATAGATCAAAGAGTTGATGATGAGGGAGAGGTAACCACAGTTGCTATGGCAGGTATCGGATCAACTGCTATTGCAATAGTTGATTCTTTTGCCTCTCAAGGTGCCCTACAATTCATCACACTTAACAATGACGGATATAACTATACTTCCGCACCCTCTGTCACAATCGCACCCTCTCCTGCTGGTGTTACTTCAAGTAGAGCTGGTGCATTTGCCTTCAACACATCAAGGTCTGGTCTATATTCTGTGGATTCTGTAGTACTACAAAATCCAGGTTTTGCATATACAGAGGCTCCAGCAATTACTTTCGGAGGACCAGGTGTAGGTGCTGCTGCTACAGCATCTTTGACAAGTAGTGGTATTACTTCTATTCGTATTACTTCTATTGGTAATAATTATATTCAACCACCTATCATAAGTATTCAACATCCATCAAATGTTGCTATTGGAACTACAGGAACTGTAGGTAGTAAAGCTGGTCAAGTACAAGCAACTGCTATTGCTACTCTTGAGGGTGATAAGTTAAGTAGAATTTATCTTAGCAATGCTGGTAGTGGTTATGAGGGAACTCCTACTATCACAATTGGTTCTCCAATTTCTACTGGAGTTGGAACATATTTCTATAATGAGAGGGTTCTTGGATCTGAGTCTGGAACAGAAGCATATGTTAAAGAATGGAATGTAATAGAAAGAAAACTGAAGTTGTCAATAAATAATGGTGTATTCACTCCTGGTGAGTACATAACTGGAACTGCTTCGTCTGCTAGATACCAAGTTCTATCACACACTGGTGTTGACACCACTAGTGCTTACACATCTAATGATGAGTTTGAACTTGAGGCAGATGAGATCATTGATTTTGCAGAGACTAATCCATTTGGTAATTATTAATGTTAGGTACCTATTTTTATCACGAAATATTACGAAGGACTGTCATATCCTTCGGGACACTTTTTAATGAAATTCATGTTCAAAAACAGGACAAGGATGGTAAAGTAATTAGTGATCTTAATGTTCCTTTGGCATATGGTCCTAGGGCAAAGTTTCTTGCAAGATTAGAACAGTTACAGGAACTGAATAAACCAACTGCAATATCATTACCAAGAATGTCATTTGAAATGACTGACTTGTCATATGATGCAACAAGAAAAACTTCTGTTACTAAAACTTATAAAGCACTGGATGGTGCCGATAAAGTAAAAAAAGTTTATCTTCCTGTTCCGTATAATGTTGGGTTTGAACTTAACATTATGTGTAAATTGAATGATGATGCATTGCAGATCGTAGAACAAATTCTTCCTTTCTTTCAACCTGCATTTAATATTACAGTAGACTTAGTAAGTTCTATTGGTGAAAAACGAGATATACCAGTTGTTCTGGAGAATATATCTTTTACAGATGAATATGAAGGAGATTTTAGTACTCGTAGAGTATTGATGTATACTATGACATTTAGTGCAAAGACCTATCTATTCGGTCCTATTGCAGAATCTACAGATGGAATCATCCGTAAGGTTCAAGTCGATTACTATACAAATACTGATAAACAAAATGCGAAGCGTGAAATGAGGTATACTGCAACTCCAGATCCTGTTGATGCAGAACCAGATGATGACTTTGGATTTAGTGAAGAGTCTACTATGTTCTTCGATAGTAAACAGTATAGTCCAACAAGAAGAGAGGATGTATGACCTATTTCGCACCTGCAAGAGAGAATGTTCCCTATGATGCTTGGTTCGATGATAAAATTAACCCCCTAGATCTTATGCCTATTAAAGAAGAAGACCCTATCGATACTATGCCATGTGAGTATCAACCTCCTGGTGTAGACGAAGAAGATAATATAACTATACATGAGAGGATGTATAGATTAGCCAGAGCAAAATATAATCCTTTTGCTGTTGGTGGATCAGAATCCATTGGAGATAAAAAATGACTTTTGATGAATTTATTACCGAAGCTAAATCTGCTGCATGGCAGAGGAAAGAAGGTAAAAACAAATCAGGAGGATTAAATGAGAAAGGTAGAAAATCATATGAGAGAGAAAATCCTGGTTCTGATTTAAAAGCACCACAACCTGAGGGAGGACCTAGAAAGAGATCTTTCTGTGCTCGTATGGGTGGTGTAAAAGGACCTATGAAAAAACCCAATGGTGAACCTACTCGTAAAGCATTAGCACTTAGAAAGTGGAAGTGTTGACATGAAAAAAGATTTTGGATCTATAGATAAAGCATTAAATACTAATAGTATTGATGTGGAAGTTACTGCTACACCTGAAGTTAAACCAGAACTTCCAACAAGAGATGTTAGTAAAGAACTTGATAAGGATTATGAATATACCAGAGGTAATCTCTATTCTCTAATTGAAAAAGGGCAGGAGACTCTTAATGGTATTATGGAGTTAGCAGACGAGACACAATCTCCGAGAGCATTTGAAGTTGCTGGACAAGTTCTTAAGAGTGTTGCTGATACCACTGATAAATTATTAGATTTACAGAAGAAGTTAAAAGATATTGATGAAACAAAATCTAAAGGAACAACTAATGTAACAAACAATGCTATGTTCGTTGGTAGCACTGCAGAGTTGCAGAAAATGCTCAAAGAGATGGGAAACTCTAAATAAAGGTGCCTTCTAGAATAAACCATGACAGAAAAGAAAGAAGCACCTAAAGGAATTCTTGGTAAGATAAAAGAGAAAATATTACCAGATGAAGACGAACAAGCAGCGATTATCTCTACTTTTGTAAGACTTGGTGTATTAGTTTGGAGTGGTGGAATACTAACTTTAAATTATGTTGCTATACCAGGTGTACCACAACAAAAGATAGATCCAACTTTTATAGCTTCGGTTTTTACAGGAGTTTTAGCTAGTTTTGGAATTCAAACGGCTTCTAAGAAAGGCGATGGTACTATGAAAATGCCACCTGGTGCTAATGGCGTTGGTAAGAGTGGTGGTCCTACACAGACTATTATTATAGAACAAGCACCATTAAAAATTATTGCTGAATCACCTAAGAAGACAGAAAACTATAAAATGTAGTATAATATATACAGTAAAACTATATTGTATATGAGAGATCAATTAATTAAAGCACTGCTGGCACACGCCCAAGGAGATATCCAAAAGCATGTTGCTAATGTAGAAGTGTATCTTACTAATCCTGCAGGTATTGGTGAGCACTCAAATATAGTCGAGGCAATTGAACAAGAATTAGATATGATTGCTAAGTATCAAGATCAAATTGATATCATTAATAAGTATTTCAAAACATCTAAAAAAGAGTTGCTTTGATACTCTAACAGTACATCCAAAAATACAAAGAATGTAGATAAATACTGGGAAATGGAGTTGAAACTATCATGTCCCATTATACCGTAGGTTATCACGATAACCAACACGATATGCATGAAATCTGCGAGTATGCAGACGATGCATTCACTGCTATAAAGCAAGCAAGAGAAGACTTAGAAGGTTTTAATAATCCTCATGCTGCTGAATACTGTATTAAGGAGGACTAAGATGAACGGTAGACTGGATAAAGTAGCAATGACTAATAGACTTATGCAACTTAAAAGAGAACTACATTACAAGTGTGAGATTGGAGAGAAAGGACAATGGGAGTGTCAAGGAGCAAATGAATATCTTAATAGAGTGTTTGATGTTTTAGATGAATATTGGCAATGATTGTCTGGGGTGTAATCTGGATGATTGCAATACTCCTCGTAGCGGTATCTTGGTATATCTACTATATACTTAGAATGGCTTATAAGGAGATGTCTGATGGGAGCAATGACCCCACCGAGCAGGAAGAGCTGCTACAACTTCAGAGTAACGGAGATTAATCGTGTTGTTGATGGCGATACTATTGATGTCACCATTGATCTTGGGTTTGACTTATACCAGAAAGAAAGAGTTAGAATTGCAGGAGTTGATACACCAGAGAAGAGAACAAGAGATCTTGAAGAAAAAGCATTGGGATTAGATGCTACAAACTGGATGAAAGAAAAATTGGAGGGAGCAATCGATGGAGATGATGAACTCGTTATACGAACTGAACTCAAAGGTGGCATGGGTAAGTATGGTAGGCTTCTTGGTTGGTTATATATTGGCGATGCTGAGATATCACTCAATGAACAAATGATTGATGAAGGGTACGCTTGGGGGTATGATGGTGGTACAAAGAAAAAAGATTTTGAAGAACTCAGAGAGATTCGTAGAGCATTAGGTACGCTAGACGCAGGTTAATGGCAGTATCAAGAGAAGAAATTTATCTAGGTAATCCTAATTTAAAAAAGGCAAATACTGAGATACAATTTACAAAAAAACAAGTAGAAGAATGGATCAAGTGTAAACGAGATCCAATTTACTTTGCGAAAAATTATGTAAAGATAGTATCACTAGATGAAGGTCTTGTTAAATTTAAGATGTATCCTTTTCAGGAAAAATTAATTAGAAATTTTCATGAGAGTAGATTCAATATATGCAAAATGCCTCGGCAGACTGGTAAGTCTACAACTGCTGTTTCTTATCTACTACATTATGCAGTATTCAATGATAGTGTAAACATTGGTATTCTGGCAAACAAAGCAGCAACTGCAAGAGAACTATTAGGTAGATTACAAACTGCATATGAGAATTTACCTAAATGGATGCAACAGGGTATTATATCTTGGAACAAAGGATCATTGGAGTTAGAAAATGGATCTAAAATACTTGCAGCATCTACCTCTGCATCTGCAGTTAGGGGTATGTCTTTCAACATTCTATTTTTGGATGAGTTTGCCTTTGTGCCTAATCATATTGCTGACGCATTCTTCAGCTCAGTATATCCTACTATTACTTCTGGTAAAACAACCAAAGTCATAATGGTTTCTACTCCTCACGGAATGAACCATTTTTATAGGTATTGGCATAATGCTCAACGAGGAAAGAATGAATACACACCAACTGAAGTTCACTGGTCAGAAGTGCCAGGTAGAGATGCTAGTTGGAAAGCACAAACTATTTCAAACACATCAGAGCAACAGTTTAAAGTTGAGTTTGAGTGTGAGTTCTTAGGATCTGTTGACACGCTTATAGCAGTTTCTAAATTAAGAACATTAGTATTTGAAGATCCTATACAGGATAATGGTAAAGGATTAGTTGTATACGAAGCACCACAAAAAGATCACAACTATATCATAACTGTTGATACTGCTAGGGGTATAGATCATGACTATTCTGCCTTTGTAGTATTTGATATTACTCAGTTCCCATATAGGACAGTAGCAAGATATAAGAACAATGAAATAAAACCTATGCTATTTCCTTCTATAATTGAGGATATGTGTAAAGCATATAATTATGCATATGCTTTGATAGAAGTAAATGATATAGGAGAACAGGTTGCAACTATACTTCAATATGATTTGGAATATGAGAATGTTCTCATGTGTTCTATGAGAGGTAGAAATGGTCAAGTAGTTGGATCTGGATTCTCTGGTAAGAAAACACAAATGGGTGTTAGAATGACACAGGCAGTTAAGAAGACTGGATGCTCTAATTTAAAAGCGTTGATTGAAGAGGATAAACTAGAAACTAAAGATTATGATATAATATCAGAGTTGACTACCTTCATACAAAAGAAGCAATCATGGGAGGCAGAAGAAGGTTGCCACGATGACTTAGCAATGTGCTTAGTTATCTTTGCATGGTTAGTTGCTCAAGATTACTTCAGAGAAATGACGGACAATGATGTTCGTAAAAGAATATATGAAGAACAGAAAGAGCAAATAGAACAAGATATGGCACCATTTGGATTTATTAGTGATGGACTAACTGATGATGAGTTTGTCGATGATGAAGGAACTAAGTGGACAGTAGACAAAGAGATGTCATCAACATATGGTGATATGTCTTACATGTGGGATTATTACTAATGTTTAAACATTTGAAACTAAAAAGATTATTACAAAAATCATTTCCAAAGAAAAAAATAACTATAATAGATAATAAAGACGGATCACAAACAATTTTAATATTATGATATTCGCATTCATACTATCACTATTTGCTAATCATCTACCAGTAATGTATGTGCAAGTACCCCAGTGGGCAGATGATTGGGCAGTGTGTGCTGTAGATATACCTGATGCTAGATGTCATTGGTATGTCATGTCACCTGACAATACATTTGGTGAGGGTTTTGATTGGGAAGAAGCACCTTGGTTTGATGCTAATGGATTAAATGATATTGCACCAATGCAAGCAAAGACAGTTGTAGAAAAATTACAGGAACAAAAATGAGAATAGTTATTGTTAGTGGTGGATTTGATCCTATCCATAGTGGACACATTGAACATTTTAAAGAGGCAAAGAAATTAGGAGACATCCTTATAGTAGGATTAAACTCCGATGAATGGTTAACTAGAAAGAAGGGTAAACCATTTATGCCAATAGAAGAAAGGTTGGCAGTTATTAGAGAATTAAGAATGGTTGATAGTGCTGTAGCATTTAATGACGATGACAACAGTTCTATAGATCTCATCAAAAAAACTTTAGTGTTATTTGATGATGTTTTATTTGCTAATGGTGGAGATAGGACTCAGGATAATATACCTGAGATAGATGCATTTGATAAAGATCCTAGAGTGCAATTTGCATTTGGGGTTGGTGGTACACACAAACAAAACTCTAGCAGTTGGATCTTAAAAGAATGGACTTCACCGAAGAATTCGATCTAGGTCATCTAGTTCTCCAAGAGAGAAAATGTAGATGCTGTAAAAAAGTAAAAGATTTACTAACAGAATTTTATAAGACTCATAAAGATAGAGGGAGCGTAGCATCTTCTTACTCATATGAGTGTAAGGAATGTACAAAGAAAAGAATAAAATTAAAAAGAAAAAAGTTAGATAATAATATTTGGATATATCCTGATTGGTAATGTTCACCCAGTGTTTCCCCGATGAAAACACCTTAAACAATAAATAATCTTAGGAATTTAGAATTCACCGAGGAGAAAAAGATGCCCCTGAATTTAGCATCTCCAGGAATAATTGTAAAGGAAATTGACCTAACCAATGGTAGAGTAGATCCTACATCTACAAAGTCTGGTGGTTTAGTTGCTCCCTTTGCCAAAGGACCTGTAGAAAAACCAACCCTTGTAGAAACAGAAGCGGATCTTCTCGATACCTTCGGTTCACCATATAGGGACAGCAATCATTACGAATACTGGTTAACTGCCTCATCATATCTTGCATATGGTGGTGTGCTGCAGGTTGTTCGTTCAAATGAATCTGGTTTGAAGAATGCCTTTGTTGGTACTGCTTCAAGCGTAATTATCAAAAGTGGTGACGATTATGTGACCAAGGGATATGCAGAGAATAACATTTCTAATGTTGTGTTTGCTGCTAAGAATCCTGGTTCATGGGGTAACGGTCTTAAGGTAGCAATGATAGATGGTCTTGCTGATCAAATACTAACTGGTATTGCTACTGTCTCTGTTTTAGGTTTCTCATCAACTGCTAATGGTGGTCTTGCTGCTGTCGCTGGATATGAAGATGGTTTAGCTCCAATAGATTTAACAGTTGGTCTCGGTGTAACACAAGCAATCCCTGCTAATACTGTGATAGCAGGTGCTGGTTCAACATCAGTTCTTGATGGATATCTTAAAGGGGTAATCACTGAAGTTGGAACAGGTCAAGTATCAGTTAAAGTAGTATCTCATGTTAGTGCTGCTGGTACTGAAACTTCAGTAGAATACACACCTGGTGGAGTTTATGCATTCACAGAGACAGGTAATGCAAGCGGTGGTATTCATGTTCATGTACAATCTGCTATCGGTAGTGGTAAGTTAGGTTGGCAAGCAAGCACAGTTTCATACGGATCTAGTTTTGGTAATACCAATTTCTTATCTGCTTTAACAGGTGCTGGTGTTACTGTTGGTGATAACCGTTATCTTGCTGCACAAGAATTTGCTCCTGGTACTCTTGATTATACTGGAGAGAAAGATTGGTTCGATAGCCAATGGTTCACATTAAAAGATGGAGAGAAAGTTTACTGGAATAACTTAGCTGAAAGACCAGGAACTTCTAATTATGCAAAAGAGAGAAACTCTAAGAATGACGAAGTTCATGTAGTTGTCTATGATGACTCAGGTAAGATTACTGGTAATGCAGGTACTCTTCTCGACAAGTTTACTACTACCTCTAAAGCAAAAGATGCTATCTACTCAGTAGGTAATGCACAATACTATAGAAAGGTTATTGAAATAGGTAGTCCAAATATATTTGCTGGTGGTGCTCCATCTGGAGTTATCACTACTGATCTTGATGGAGATTTCAATCCTGTATCTGATGTAGCATGGGATCAGGATACTGAAAATATTTCCTTTGCTGCGATTGGAAATTATGTAGCATCACTCTCAGGTGGTACAGATTACGGTGGAAAATCAACCATCGATACAACTGATGCACTAAAAGTAACAGTTGGAGATCTTTCTACAGGATATGATCTTTTAGCAAATAAAGATGCTTACCCACTAGATTTCCTTATTATGGGATCTGGTGCTCATGGTAAAGAAGAAACTCAAGCACTTGCTAATAAGTTAATTGCTGTTGCTGAAGTTAGAAAAGACTGTGTAGCATGTATCTCTCCTCACAGACAAGCATTCTTAGCTTCTTCTGGAGATGGAGAAGATTTGACACTTAAGTCAGATACAATTACATCTGCAATTACTAGTTTCTATTCAGCGATTTCATCATCTTCTTATGCTATATTTGATAGTGGTTACAAGTACATGTATGATCGCTTTAGTAAGCAGTTCCGCTATGTACCTCTAAACGGAGACATTGCAGGTATCTGTGCTAGAAACGATATCAACAACTTCCCTTGGTTCTCACCAGGCGGAACACAAAGAGGATCAATCCTCAATGCTGTTAAGTTAGCATACAACCCAACTCAAGTAGAAAGAGACAAACTTTACTCTTCTAGAGTAAACCCAGTTATCTTCTCACCTGGTGCTGGTATCATCTTATTTGGTGATAAAACAGGTCTTGGTAGAGCATCAGCATTCGATAGAATTAATGTTCGTCGTTTGTTTATCTTCCTAGAAAAAGCAATCGCTGCTGCTGCAAAAGATCAACTATTTGAATTCAACGATGAGATTACAAGAATTAACTTCATCAATATCGTTGAACCTTTCTTGAGAGATGTACAATCTAAGAGAGGTATCACAGACTTCGTTCTAGTTTGTGATGAAACAAATAACACTGCTGCAATCATTGACAGTAACGAATTCGTTGCTGACATTTACATCAAGCCAGCAAGATCTATCAACTTCATCGGTCTTACATTCGTTGCTACACGCACAGGTGTTAGCTTTGAAGAAGTTATTGGTCGAGTTTGATCTAACTTTATTAAAATCCCAGAGGTAAACATTAAATGGCCATTACTAACCAAAACCCACCTAAGACCGCCGATAGGACAATTGACAAATTTAAGTCAAGGTTGTCAGGTGGTATTGCAAGACCTAACCTGTTTGAGGTTGTACTTGCATTCCCAGACGGAGTAGTTGATGCTAGTGTCAACGATCTAGATTCAAAAGCTAGATTTTTAGTTAAAGCTGCTGCACTTCCAGCATCTAACATTGCTCCAATAGTAGTACCTTTTAGAGGTAGACAGTTAAAAATTGCAGGTGACAGAACATTCGATGAATGGCAAATCACTGTAATCAACGATTCAGATTTTGCTATCCGTTCTTCTTTCGAGAGATGGATGAACTCAATGGCAAAAGTTTCAGATACATCTGGTAATACTAACCCAGAAGATTATACTAGAGATGCTTATGTCTATCAGTTAGGTAGATCTGCTGTTACTCCAAACTCACAGGAGTCTGCATCAAATATGCCTATTCTTAGAACATATAAATTCTATAGTGTGTTCCCAACACAGGTATCTCAGTTGGATCTTTCATACGATAACTCTGATGCTGTTGAAGAATTTACAGTTAATCTCCAAGTACAGTGGTGGGAAGCTGCTGGAAATGGTGGAGATGTGGCCTGATAAATAAGAATATAAGTTAGTAAAAAACTAGTAATGGCGAAACTATTTGGTTTCTCAATTGAGGATAAAGACGAAAAGAACGCCAAGGGTATAGTCAGCCCCATTCCACCGACAGGTGAGGCTGGGGTTGATTATTATATTCAGGGTGGTTTTTCTAGTCAGGTTGTAGATCTTGAGGGTATCTACAAAACAGAACATGAACTTATAAGAAAGTATCGTGAGATGGCATTACACCCAGAGGTGGACAATGCTGTAGAAGATGTTGTAAACGAAGCAATAGTATCTGATACCAATGATTCTCCTGTAGAAATAGACCTAGAGAATCTAAATGCAAGTGATGGTATTAAAAATATTATCCGCAAAGAATTTAAACATATTAAAGATCTTCTTGATTTCGACACAAAAAGTCATGAGATTTTTAGAAACTGGTATGTTGACGGAAGATTATATTACAATAAAGTCATAGACATTAAAAAACCAGAAGAAGGTTTACAAGAATTAAGATATATCGATCCTCTTAAGATGCGTTATGTGCGTAAGGAAAAGAAGAAAGATGATAAGAGTAACTTATTTAACATGCAGAATGTGCATGAGAATGACAAAGTATACTTTCCAGAGATAGAAGAGTATTTTCTATACACACCAAAAGCACAATATCCAACTAACATTGGTGTAGCAGGTGCAGGATCAGCATTGAAAGGTATTAAACTTGCAAAAGATTCTGTTGCATATTGTACTGCTGGATTAGTAGATAGAAATAAAGGAACTGGATTATCATACTTACATAAAGCAATCAAAGCACTTAATCAGTTAAGAATGATTGAGGACTCTCTTGTTATATACAGATTGTCAAGAGCACCAGAAAGAAGAATATTTTACATTGATGTTGGTAATCTACCTAAAGTAAAGGCAGAACAATATCTCCGTGAAGTTATGATGCGTTACCGTAACAAGTTGGTATATGATTCTAATAGTGGTGAGATAAGAGACGATAAAAGAATGATGAGTATGCTAGAAGATTTCTGGTTACCTCGTAGAGAAGGTGGTAGAGGAACTGAGATTACTACATTACCTGGCGGACAAAACTTAGGTGAACTAGCAGACATTGAATACTTCCAGAAAAAACTTTACAGATCATTAGCAATTCCTGAGTCTAGAATTGCTGGTTCTGGAGATGGATTTAATCTAGGTAGATCATCAGAGATATTAAGAGACGAACTTAAGTTCAGCAAGTTTGTTGGTAGATTGCGTAAGCGTTTTAGTAACTTACTATTAGATCTATTAAGAACTCAACTACTTCTAAAGAATGTTGTTACCCCACAAGATTGGGATACAATGAATGAGCATATACAGTTTGACTTCTTATATGATAATCATTTTGCGGAACTTAAAGATAAGGAATTAATGGAAGGTCGTTTAGGACTTCTAGGAATGATCGAACCTTATGCTGGTCGTTACTATTCTACAGAGTATATTAGAAGACAAGTACTCCGTCAAAGAGATCAAGAGATCGTAGAAATAGATCAACAAATAGAACAAGAGATTGAAAAAGGTGTTTTACCTGATCCTAATCAACAAATGCTAGAGTTTGAACAGCAAGCTGCGATGGGTATGGGACCTGATGGTGCAGGAGGTGCGGAACAAGGTTTTGGTCCTGGCATGCCAGGTACACCAGAGCAACCACCTGGAATGCAAACACCTGCAAAATTACCTAAATCTGGAGAAGGCGAAATCTAATACTAATAAATAAGTTTATAACTCTAATGTTTTATTATGGAAGAACTAGTCAATATGATTGCTTCGGGCAATTCCGCAGCAGATATTAGCGACCAGATCAAAGACCTTTTATATGCAAAAGCCGCTGGTAAGGTAGACGATACTCGTCCTGCTGCTGCAGCAAGTCTTTTTGGAAGCGTTGAAAGTGAAGAGTCCCCTGAAGTAGCAACAGCAGAAGAGGAGCCTAATGTCTAGGATATTATTACTCGGTTCAGACGAGGTTAGTGTACCAACCACGGCTGGTACTGGGGTAAGTTTTACCCAAGCAACCTGTGTTCGTCTTTACAATGGCAATGCTGCTGACAGAGTAATCACCGTTCAAGAAACTAGAGGCGGTACTGGAGTGGGTACATTCACACTCAAAGCAGGTACTACCGAAATTCTAGAAAAACAAGCAGCGTTCACAGTGTTTGCTAGTGGTGCTGATGTTAAAGGTGTAAAAGTAGGATTTACTAATTAAACCAATGAAACTCATTACAGAAGAAATCGAAAATGTAGAAGTTATCGTCGAAGAGCGAGGCGGTAAAAAGTCTATGTTTATTGAGGGTATCTTCCTTCAAGGAGACTTGAAGAATCGTAATGGACGCATGTATCCGATGGACACACTCCGAAAGGAAGTTCAAAGATATAATGAAAGTTTCATATCTGGTGGTCGTGCTCTTGGCGAATTGGGTCATCCCGAAGGTCCAACCGTAAATCTAGATAGGGTCTCTCATAAAATAACTTCTCTAAGAGAAAATGGTACAAATTTCATTGGCAAGGCTAAGATCCTTGATACACCAATGGGAAGAATTGCTAAGAATCTAATCGATGAGGGTGTCAAACTAGGAGTATCATCTCGTGGTCTTGGTACACTTACTACTAATAACGAAGGTGTTAAAATTGTTTCTGATGATTTTCATCTCGCAACTGCTGCTGATATTGTAGCTGATCCATCCGCACCTGATGCCTTTGTACAAGGTATTATGGAAGGAAAAGATTGGGTATGGGATGGTGGTATAGTAAGAGAAAGGTTTGCAGCTAAGACATATAAGAAGGTCAATACTATGGTTGACCAAAAACAACTGGAGGAGAATAAGCTAGGATTGTTCCAAAACTTCCTATCAAATCTCTAACATTTTATAAATAAACATAGATTATAACAAGATCTAATCGGAGTGTTCACAAATGTCCGCTAAGGAATTACAAGAAATGGAAAATCCTGTAACAAGGGGTGCGAAGTCTGGCGACGGTATGAAGAAGGTTGATGATTCAACTTCTCCAGGAGCATCTGCGTCTTATGAAGATCTAGGAGGACCTACTCCTGAGAACTATAAGCCAGATAACGACTCAGCCAAGCTTAAAGAACCCAAAATCAAAACTGTATCTGATGTAGTAAATCGTGGAGCAGGTAAAGCTGATGCCATGCAGTCTATCGGTACAGAAGTTCTTAAGCAAGGTGACGAGCCAGCTAAAGAAGATTCAGCAGAAGTAGTTGCTGAAGAAACCCCATCCGAAGAGGAGGCAACTCCAACTGTGGATGTCGAGCAAGATCTTGCTGCTCTATTTGGTGGTGAAGAACTATCAGAAGAGTTTCAAGCAAAAGCTAAAACAATCTTCGAGGCAGCAGTAACTGAAAAAGTTAACGCTGTTAAAGAAGAAATGACAGCTGAGTTTGAAAAAACAATGTCTGAACAACTTGAGTCTACTAAAGCAGACTTGATCGAAAGAACTGATGCTTATTTGGAGTATGTCTCCTCTGAGTGGATGTCTGAGAACAAGATTGAAGTAGAGCATGGACTCAAGACAGAAATGACTGAATCATTCTTAAGCGGAATGAAGAGTCTTTTTGAAGATCATTATGTATCAATCCCTGACGACAAATATGATGTATTGGAGAGTATGGTCTCCAAATTAGATGAAATGGAATCCAGACTTAACGAACAGATCGAAACAAACATTTCTCTCAACAAACGCCTAGGTGAATCTACAGCAGATGGAATTTTCCGTGAAGTAGCCGAAGGACTTGCTGAAACACAAAAAGAAAAGTTGGGATCGTTATCTGAGGGTGTTGAGTTTGAGAGTGAAAAAGCATACCGTGAGAAACTAGTTACACTTAGAGAATCTTATTTCCCTAGTGAAACAAAAAGTTCCCCAAATAAAGTCGAAACTCTCTCTGAGGGTGTGACTGCCGAGGGTTCAGGAACAGAAGTTAGTGGTTCAATGAGCAACTATCTTAAGGCCCTTGGAATGGCCAAATAACTCGCAAATTTAATTTTCCCCGTACGATGTACAACGCAGAACAACTAATGGAGAAGTGGGGTCCACTTCTCGACGCTGAAGGGGTTGATCCTATTAAGGATTCCCACAGACGCTCAACAACGGCGGTTCTCCTTGAAAACCAAGAGCGTTTTCTAAAAGAACAACAAGCATTTGAATCAGGAAACGGAATGCTTACTGAGGCAGCTCCTACAAACAGTGGTAACGCTGTAGGTGCTTCAGGTGCATTCGGTGCAGATTCAGCATCCACAGGTCCTACTGCAGGTTTCGACCCAGTATTAATTTCATTGATTAGAAGATCAATGCCTAACCTCGTTGCATACGAGTTAGCAGGTGTTCAACCAATGAATGGTCCTACTGGATTAATCTTCGCAATGAGATCCAGATACACCGATCAGGGTGGAACAGAATCATTCTTCAACGAACCAGATTCTGCATTCTCTGCAAACAAGGCAGGAACTAACATTGGTCAGGCAACTCAAGGTGATTACACCGATGCTACTGACGATGATGGTACTGTTGGTTTCGGTTCTACTGGAGTTCAGAGAGGAACAAACCCTGCGATACTTGAAGGAACAGCATCTGATGCGGTTCAAGCACAGTATTCACTCGGTCAAGGTATGGCAACTGGTGACTCTGAGGCACTAGGTGACGGTACTAACGGTGACTTCAACGAGATGGCATTCTCCATCGAGAAAGTTACTGTTACTGCTAAGTCTAGAGCACTAAAGGCAGAGTACAGCATGGAACTTGCTCAAGACCTTCGTGCAATCCACGGATTGAACGCTGAGGCTGAGTTAGCAAACATACTTTCTTCTGAAATTCTTGCAGAGATTAACAGAGAAGTTATAAGAACAATCTATAAGACTGCTGAAGCAGGATCACAAGTCAATGTTGCCAACGCTGGATTCTTTGATCTAGATGTTGACTCCAATGGTAGATGGTCAGTTGAGAAGTTCAAGGGTCTTCTGTTCAACATCGAAAGAGATGCTAACAGAATCGCACAAAGGACTCGTCGTGGAAAGGGTAACATCATCATGACAAGTGCTGATGTAGCATCTGCTCTAACCATGGCTGGTGTACTTGATTACACTCCTGCTCTTAACGCTAACCTACAGGTTGACGATACTGGTAATACATTTGCTGGTACTATCAACGGTAAGTACAGAGTGTATATCGATCCATTCTCAGCAAACAGTGCTCAGAACCAGTACTATGTTGTTGGTTATAAGGGAACATCTCCTTATGACGCTGGATTATTCTACTGCCCATATGTACCTCTACAAATGGTCAGAGCCGTGAACGACGGAACCTTCCAACCTAAAATTGGATTTAAGACAAGATACGGTCTTGTTTCAAACCCATTTGCTGAAGGAACTGCTCAAGGTCTTGGTAGAATCACATCTAACAGCAACCGTTACTATCAGAGAACAGTTGTTAAGAACCTTATGTAAGCGAGACGCTTATATATTTCTCAAGAGACTCCTTAGGGGGTCTCTTTTTTTATGTGACGAAATAAAAACACCAAGATTAAATGTAGTTAAAGATACAGTTAAGGTGCTCTATATAATGAGGTTTATCTAGAAAAACTAATGAAAGCATTCGCAGTTGCCCTGCTCGGTCTGTTTACGATCACACCGATAGCAGAAGCATCAACCAGACTAAGTGGAGCAGGAGCATCTTTCCCTGCCAAAATTTACACTCGTTGGTTTGCTGACCTTGCAAAAGAAAAAGGTGCAGCAAGAGTAAACTATCAGGCAGTTGGATCTGGTAGTGGTAGAAAAGCATTTATTGACCAGACAGTAAATTTTGGTGCGTCTGATGATCCTATGA